GCTAAGTTCGCAGTCTTATCCGCTGCCTCCTTCATCATTCGCACTGCGAGATTCTCCACCGGGTCTATTAGGTCAATTGACTTAGCGACAGTGACACCATCTTTAGTAACTGTGATTCCTGATGTGTGATGTTGTGATTCAATGAGTACCGTGTTCCCTCGTGGACCGAGTGTACTCTTTACCGCAGAAGCAATTTTATTTATACCACTACGTAACTTTGTCCTTCCCTCCTCACCGAACTTTAAGTCCTTGGGAGTGTATCCTTGTTGTTGCATATTTAATTAAATTTAATTTCTACAAAGATATATAAATATCTCTAATGTCAGATGTCAATAATTTTTCCCTATATATATATATATATTATTATTACTGCGCAACTCTTTCTTATATACGAGACTTTAAAATCGACATATCGACATAAAAATAAATAACTAATTAATAATCAATTACTTAACTATTTTAAAATCGACATAGAATCGACACTAACTATATTATTATCGACATGGATAAATAAAAAAAGGGACACCCTCAGGCATCCCCTAAACAACATTAAGGACATCGTTGTTAGAATTTCTTCTTGTGAAGCATTGATTGCATCTCTCTAATCGAGTCAGCCATAGCTACTCCCTCAGCTATCTGCTCAACTTTCTTCGCGTTCTTTCTTCCTCTCTTTATATTAGCAGCATGCTGAATACCTGTTATCCCATCAGGTCGCTCATTTATTAATCTGCCATTCTTTATTGTTAATCCATCCATGGTTATAAGTTTATGTGTTACACAAAGGTACAAAAAAATATTAGATACCCGGAGGTATTGGGTACTATGGTGTTTTACGCAACGACCCCCCATATGCAAAACCGATATTTTGTTGCCCTCGATTTTGTTTTTCTGTGGTGCCGTCCCGATTTTTTGGCGTTTTTGTTTTTGCCTGTATCCATTGCCCCGTCTACGTTGTAGCGTATTAGCCCGTCCGTCCATTATACGCCGTACTCCTGTACCTGTTAGCCCTATAGCCCCCGCCCCTGCTACGTTTCACGTGTTACATGAACAAAGGAAAAGGGGAGCACCCCCGCCCAAATAAAGACTATTAAATGTTTCTGTATATTTATTAACAACGTAAAGATCTGACTATCAAGCAGTTACATGAGTTATTAACAATCGCCTTCAAAACTTGTTAATAATTATTTTCAAATTGTCTTGTTATTGTAATAGTAATGTATTAATATTGTCGTCGTATTAGCGCGGTGCTAATATGTTATATATGAACCGACGCCTTGAGGCGTCATAATACTTAAATAAATGAGTAATACTATTTTAAACAAAGTGAAAAGTTTAGGAAGCCTAAACGTAAATAAGTTTAACCAATTAAACACCGATATCAAAGGCTTTGATAAAAGCGCTTTTGAGGTATCGAAAAGCAAATTTGAAAAGCAATTGCAACAGGCTAAAATCATGAAAAGCGCAAAGGCATGGATTAAAAGTGACGAGGGCAAAGCTAAGCTAAATGAAATTGGTTTTTCAGATATGACTGTTAAGCTGTTAATGACTGAAGTTTACGGATATGAAAGCCCTAAATTCCCTAACCGAATGATTCAAGTTTATACGGCAATTGCCAAAGACGGCGAATTAAAAAAGAAGTACGTTAAAGCGTGTAAAGATGAAAGCTTGCAAACGTCCATACAAGGCTTTTTGAAATGGAATAAAAAAGTAACGGCAAACGGCGGTGACGCGGACGGCGTGAAAGCCAAAAGCGAAAGCGGACGCGAAAAATCAAAAGCTACCTTTACATTTGATTTAGACGGTAAAAAGGTTCATGCGCGAATTGACAGCCAAGGCAATTTCAAAAGCCCATGCGATACGGTCGACGTTAAAAAAGCTTTAATGGAAATGTTAAAAGCTGTTGAAACGTCCGAACAAAACGCGCGTATATCAGCAGGCGTTAACATGACAACAGCTGATTTAAGCTAATACTTAACTACATATCTAATCTTGAGCCCCTGCCGTAAATGGTGGGGGCTTTTGGTAGTGTATAACGGTACCAATTCATTTAAATAGCTTGCTTTTAAGCGGGCTTTATTTGTTTGTGGTACCTGCATACCTTTGAGCATTTTAACGCGCTTAAACGCGCTTATAATAGCTTATTGATTATGTTTATATGTGACGCCTTGAGGCGTCATTATTGTTTAACCGTTGACGCCTTGAGGCGTCGTATTAATATTTATTTATATGAATACATACAAAATAACACATCAGGAACGCGACCACAAAAACTTTAGATGGCGAAAAGTTTATAGCATAATAAAAGCTGAAACAAAAGAAGAAGCAATTATTAAGTTAGATAGGCACAAAAGTTTAATTAAAAAGATAGAAGTCTTAGACAGTAAAATTTATAACTAAAAAAAAAGAAAACATGGGACTAATTGTTATACCATTGTGCGCATTATTGTTATGTATTGGGGGCGTGCATGGATTTATTAAACTAAGTAATACCAATACAAAAACAGAGAGCCTCGAAAGATTATTAAATGTATTAGATAATCATCTCGAGATGCTAAACGAAATAGAGAGTGACGCCTCAAGGCGTCATAATGTTAAACCAAATAAATAAATACAGATGAAAAAGAAAGATGTTTATCTAAAGAATGTGTGCTTTATCCTTGCAGTTATGTTGGGTATTGCATCAGTATTAAGTTTCATGGGAGATTTTACTCCACGTGAAATTCAAATGAAAACAAGAATAATAACAGGTATAGTTTGGCTATTGATGTCAATGGGATACTTGCATGGATACTTTTTAATAACTAAAAACAAATAAGCTATGCAAGAAGCAGAAAAAATAATAAAAGCATTAAAAGAGAGAATAAAAAAAGAACGTAACTGTCCTTGCTTTACTCCAAATAATGCTTCATATGATTATATGGAAGGACAAATAGTGGGGTTAGAGTTGGCTATAAGCATTGTAAACGACTTAAATAAAAACAAATAAAATAAAAATAAATAGCATGAAGAATGAAGTAGTGTTCGGTTTAAAAGACGAACGAGATATGACTGACCAAGAGTGGTTGGATTGGCAAGAAGAATTAGAGGATGCAAGATACCCTCACGACCAAGAGTATTACGACTCACTCAAACTTTACTCAGTCTTTTGGAAGGACGTGGAGGTAAACGATTTGTACTTAACAAATTTTGAAGCACACAAGTTGGCAAGGACTTGGAGAGAGATAACCCAATGTGAAAATTGGAGTGATGTTGAGGTTGTGAGAATGGTAAAGGATGATGGTAGTATAGTAAATTTTTAAAACAAATAAGTTATGAAAGCAAAAATAAAACTCGGAGGAGACCATTACTTAAAGGGGCATTCAGTAATTGAAATAAGCCTAATAGAAAAAGAAAAAGGATTATGTTTTTCTGCAAGTGGATTGTATGACTATCAATATGATAAGTACATAGACGATTGGGACTATCAAAGGGCAGGTCAATGCATAGACACAATAGCGAAAGATTATCCCAACAATAAAGATGTGCAAACCATTCTAAGTTTATGGGAGAAGCATCATCTGAACGACATGAACGCAGGGACTCCAATGCAAACAAAGTATCTTAAAAGTTTGGGGGAATACCAATCATATGAGTGGGCGTGTGAACAATTACAAAGAGCAAACATATATTATGACAACAACTATAAGTACGGCACATCGTGGTTGTATAGAGAGATACCCGAAAAGGATGTTCAGCAGATAAAAGAATTGATAACGAAATACCAAAACAAATAAGTCATGACAACAACAATGATAGTAGCCACAATAGTGGCGAGTAGTTTAGTGAGCATAGTGGTAAGTATAGAAGAGAAGTTAATGAAATTCAAACAACTAAATGAGATTGGTAGGATTAAAAGAAAGTAATCACATACAAAAGCTGTGGATAACTCCTTTCAAATTGTCTTGGAATTGTCGTTTATTTACAGTACATTTGTATTGTTATTATTCGTAGGGTTTACTACTCATTTGCCTACGAAATATAGATGACGCCTTGAGGCGTCGTTTATCTCGCCCCATGTCAGCAACGGCATGGGGTTTTGGCAGTGTAACCAATTAATAAATGTATTATGCAAAACAAAATGACAATAGCAGAAGTGCTAACAAAACTTGATGAGAACATGGGGACTGTGTTCCACAAAACATTATTCACTCGAGAGGAAGTGATTAAATTATTAAATAGGATTGAGGAACCTCAAGCTAATGAGGGACAAATCAACATGACTAAGGCAGACTTTAAGGCGTACGTTACAGACCTGTTTGCTAAGTTATCCGTAAGTGATTGGGTGTCTCAACGAGAAGAAAATGATTGGGTAGAGGATTGGGACTATGACCTTGACTTAAACGACCATGAGATTGAGGTAACTGTACACTCATTCGCGTTGAGTAGTAGTATGTATAGGGAGATTGAGGAAGGACAAGACCAACTATTAGATACAGTATTAGAGAATATGTGTGATGACTTCTCATTCATTGAGCAGACGCAGTCACCAACGGAACAATTCAATTCAAACATTGAAAGCTTACCAACAGAAACCAATGGTGCAACGGAAGAATAAAAGTAATGACGCCTTGAGGCGTCATATTGTTTAATTAAATCAAATCAAATATTATGTGTGAACAAAATGGAATAGCCTATGAATTAACAGGCGACACAACAAGAGGACAAAGAGTGGACTACCATTGTAAGCTACCACCCCTCAAACTAAACAAGACCAAGTACAAAGTAGATATTGCAGGTCTAAGAAAACGAGAGCAACGTGACTCGCTCATTGACTTGGGTGGAGATTATGAAACCAAGTTTACTATCGGCATGGAGGTGGAGAAGGAGGACATATCACGTAGTTCTATCTATGAGTACAGATTATTTTGTGGCTTCGAGAGAGACAGTAGTTGTGGGACTGAGGCAGTCACTCACATACTACCATTGCTACCACGATGTAGTTGGAGAACGAAAATATACAACCTCATGTACCAAGCAGAGAGAGTTATAGACGACAGATGGAGTCCAAGTAATGCAGATTGTGGTGGACATATCACAGTGGCGTGTGAGGGGATGGAGTCTCAAGAGTTACTCAAGAAGTTACGCAAGTACAGTGGGATACTCATGTACTTGTATAGACTAAGACTCGGAAACTCCTATTGCAATGGCAACCTCAACATGAGAACGAAAGAGGAGAGTAGGTTAGCCAAGAACATGAGAAAGTATAACTACACCTACAATGGACAGAACGGTAGGTATAACATGGCGTTAGCCAAAGCAAATGGGACAGTTGAGTTTAGACTTGTCAGCAGATTCACATCCGTTCGTCAGATGATGAGGAGGTACGAGTTGTTCTATGAGTTAATGGATACCGCAGTGAACTATCCAAGACGACAGCACAAAGTGTTCTATGCCAAGATACGTCCCATCCTAATGATGATGTATAACAATGACACCCGCAAAGTAGATGAGGCATTGGAGTATGCGAAAAGCTTTGACCTATTCTTAAACGAGGGCAAGATAGATGCCAACGCATTGCCCTTTCTTGATGGAGACTTTTACAATACAGGTAGGTGGACACAGTGTGCAATAGATAAAGAGTTGTACTACTACAACAAGCGTCAAAACAACAGACAGTTTGGTTGGAAGATAGACAATTGGAAGTAACGCCTTGAGGCGTCATTAATATGTGGAAGGTACGACCACGTTATTCGTACCACAAATTAAATTAAATTTACAATTATGTGTGTAATTATTATTAAACAAAAAGAAAACAAGGTTAGTCGCGACACCTTAGAGAACGCGTCAGAAATAAACCCTGATGGTATGGGTGTAGTATGGTTGGACACCTTTGATGTATCCTATCACAAGTCTCATGAGTGGGAGATACTTGATACGACACGACCATACATTGCTCACTTCAGATATGCAACAGTGGGTGCAGTGAACAGAGATAATACTCATCCATTCGTATGTGGTAAGCAGAAGAATGAACTGCTTATGATGAACGGAACTATCAAGGGTATGGGTAACTTCATCAAGTGTGATAGCAGAGTGTTAGCTGAGAAACTTGGGGACATACCACGTAAGAAATGGAAGAAGCACCTCGCCAAGTATAGTAGTAGGTTTGTCAGTATCAATACCAAGACTAAGACCTTTCAGATATACAACCGACACTTGTATACTTTCAAAGATGGGGTATGGTATTCAAAGACCAACGTATTACAGAACAATGTGATAGGTGTGTATGGTACACTGAAGAAAGGATACAGCAATTACAATTGGTATCTAACCTCATCACGATACGTTGGTGCAGGTAAGACAGCAGATAGATATCCTCTTGTCATAAGTGGATTGCCATACCTCATCAATGAGAAAGGGGTGGGCTTTAATGTAGACATTGATGTGTTCAAGGTAAGTGACTCAGTGTTTAAGGACATTGATTCATTGGAGTCACATCCTAATTGGTACAGACGTGAGAAGATACCTATAAAGATGGAGGATGGTAGCATTGTAATGGCTTGGGTATACTTCAACATACAAGAGAAAGTGGGCAATAGAAAGCTACATCAAACATACAAGCAGTCGCAACCCAAGTACAACTATGGATGGGGTAGTTCATGGAACACATGGAACACACCAAGTTACCATTCAAAACCAAAGAAGGACACTACATGGGATTCATGGGAGGACACCACTGAACTGCAACAAGAGGATAACTTCTTTGCCTCAACACCTAAGCAGATAGAGAACACAGATAGTTTTTTAGAGGAGTGGGAGAACAGAGACAGGGTTATCAGTGCGGATAGCAACACACTTGTCAACCCTCACTGTATTGATTGTTACTCAGGTACGCTTGAGTACGATGGGTTTAATATGTACTACTGCAATGCATGTGGTGGTTGGTTCAATGAGGATGAGGTTAGTAAGCACAACCTCTACCTATAATGATGACGCCTTGAGGCGTCGCACACATAAGAATGGGGAGGGAAAGTCTCTCCCCTATTTTATAATCTTAAAATAAATACCATGAGCAGATACAAAACCATATTCAGATTGAACATATTGAAATACAAAATAAGAATTTATAAACTAAGATAATTATGAAAAAAGAAAAACAAAAAAAGGACAAGCCTGTAAAAATGTTAGACATGGAGAATAGATTAATAGCAGAGTTCATGGGCATGGAAGAGAATAACGGAGAATACTATAGAAGAATTTATAATAGTGGAGATTGGATTCCTGTGAATGACTTAGAATTTAAAACCTCATGGGATTGGTTAATACCTGTAGTGGATACCATCTTTAAAAGAATAGATACACGTGATTCATTTTGCTTTAACAAAAATCTTGCGCAAATTAAAGAGGGCTACACATCCTGTTCCTTGAGAGATACATACACTGCAGTCATACATTTTATAATTGAATACAATAAAAACCCATACCCATTTACTGAAGGAGAGGACTATTGGACTATCGAAGGTGGGGTTATAGTACATTCATATTGGGATTGGGTATCAGAGGATATGCATGATGAGAATCCTAACACAAAATACTTTAGAAGTAGAGAGGAAGCAAAGATTGGACTTATTAAACAAGAAGTTTTGGATACTCTTTATTGGTTAGAAGAGAAGCACGATTATAAGGACACTCCTACAGGAAAAAAGATTGGCAAGTTAATTAACAAGATAAAAAACAAATAAGATGAAAGCAACTAACATCGCAGATTGGATAGAGTATTGGGACAGCTTTGACTGTACACTCTACATTAAATATTTAAAAACAAGACAGTTATGAAAAAGAATCAAAGTTATACAGTAAAACAAATGGAAGAGATAATAGATTTCATTGAGAGTCCTAAGCATGCTGAGGACAGTGAGTCTAAAGGATACCTATCAGACGGAGAGGTATTAGATATAGTAACTAACAAACTAAAACATTGGGTGGATGAAGCAAAGAAAGAAGGGTACTCTACATTCGTAGACCTAAACTCTTTGTCCATAGAGACAAGAGACTTGAGGAATATACTTGAACAACGAGGATACTACGCAGGTAATATGTGGTGTATTGAGGATGTACAAATGAATTGGGATTGTACCCAACAAGAAGCAAGAGAGGTACTTGATAAAGTGTTTAGTAGTGAGTATCTATCTATGAGAATTTTTGAAATGATTGATGAAGTAGCCTATAATATGGGAATAAAAATAATAGAATGAAGAAAGAAAAACTAAAGTGTTGTTTGTGCAACCAAGAAATAAAACCTTGCCCCGTCACAGGATGGGACAAAGGACATAACCCTGCTCCTTTGGGTGAAGAAGGAGATAGATGTTGTGACAAATGTAACGATATGCATGTACTACCTACACGCATACTGTCTATGATTGCTTACGACAGAGTTAATAACAATCAAAACTAATAAGATGAAGTGGATTAAAACAGACGGAACAATAGAAGAGGTAGCTATTGATAAAGAGAATAGCCTTAAACAAATGCAAGACGCAGTGGGTGGGTACATTGAATTGGTGCGACTCACCGATGATGACATCATGATAGTCAACGAAGAAGGATTAATCTTTGGACTACCCGTCAATGAATACGCAAGTAAACTTGCAGGACAAACCATCGTGGGTAACGTACTCATGTGTAAACCAAAAGATTTAGATTAAACTACTTGGAATTGTAGTTTATTTTAAGTATCTTTATAGTGTTAATATAAATAAATTAAGGACAGATGAACATTATATTCAAAGAGATTCTATTTCAGAAACTCAAAACAAAACCCAATCGGAAATTTATACGCAGGTTACAGACCTATGTAGACAAGACAGACGAGATGACGCTTGAGGACTTCCAAAGTTTCGGTAGGTTCATACCAAGAGAAAGATTTTTAGATAGTCAAACAGAGTTTTTAGCTAAGATAATAAACTCTAACTACACATCTACATACACATCAGAAGAACCACAGTTTCTTCGAGATGATTGCACGGATGTAGTGGTGTACGTAGGTGGATTTTATATACAAGCACTGAAGAACAATACCTTTTACAAACAAGTAGGGGATGATAGTGTGCAGTCAGATAACATTAAAGATGTGGAGGAGTTCTATTGGGAGAAGCACGTTAGTAAATATAAAAAACTAAACAATGGGAAGGACTAAAGACATTTATATCCAACAGTTAGAAGGGGATATATATAATGGTGTGTATGATAATGAGATACACCAAAGGGAAGTGACGCCTCAAGGCGTCGAATTGTATAATCAAAAATTAAATCAAATGAATAAGAAAATATTCAACAAGTATGTGTCACACATATGTAAAGAGTTTTATCTTGAGCAACAAGAATTGTTTGCAAAGGATAAACGAACGGACTTAGTAGATGCAAGGCATTTACTATACTACTTATCTATTGAAACGCCAATGACAATAGCACAGTTAATTAAGTACATGAAAGATAATGAGTATGACATCAGTCACTCCTCTATCTATCATGGATACAACAAGGTTAAGTTTTTATCCACATCTAATTCTCAATGGAAAGAAATGGTTAAAAGGATTCAATCAGAATGTATAAATTAAATGACATATTTAATCAGGCAAACACAGATGAGGTAAGCATAAACCTTGATGGCATGGGATATGAAGCACGACTCCGACAAGGAATAAAGATAACAAAGGAAGGGCATGACGTTCACATATACAATACCACAAAGGGAGGATTATTTTATGAAGAGATAACAAGTGAGCAGTACCAAACATTCTTAGATAATGGATGGGTGGTAGGTGTCTATAGATTAACCTTGTTGAACTATCGAAGACGATTAGATTTAATAGAGAAGAAGATGAAGCAAGAGGTTAACACAAGGAAGAATGACAAGCACATAAAGTCTATGAAGAAAATAAGAAAGCAAATACTTATCGACTATCGAAGAGTAATAAAACAAATAAATAAATATCTATTCAAATGAAAACAATAAACATTAAAGGAAAAGAATACGTTGAGGTTAACGAAAGACTGAAACATTTTAGAGCTAACTACAAAGACCATTCATTAGTGAGTGAGGTGTTAGACAAAACAGAGACAAGCATACTAATCAAAGCTACCATCTCAGACAAAACAGGTAGAGCATTGGCTACAGGATTAGCTGAAGAAGAAAAGGGTAGTACCTTTATTAACAAGACAAGTTACGTAGAGAACTGCGAGACCTCAGCTTGGGGTAGAGCATTAGCTAACTTCGGTATAGGATTAGATACGTCAGTAGCTTCAGCCGATGAGGTAAGCAATGCCATAGCTAATCAAGATAAGAAACCTGCGCCAAAGAAAACAACTATCGAACTTGAAATAGGTAGTGATAATTGGGATAAGGTTCTAAAGTATGTAGCAGTAAACAAGGAGAAAGGTTTGACTGCTATAGTTAAAGAGTTACAACGTAAGTATGATGTAACCACTAAGCACAAGACAGAGTTGAAAAAGAAATTCAAAATTAAATAGCATGAAAACAGAGGACATATTAAAGAAGTTAGAAGACGATAGCAATTACTATGGAGACTTTGGTAAGCAATACCTAAGCAACTCAGACATAGGTACACTACTATCTAATCCAAAAGAGTTTAGAATTAGCAGACCCGACAACAAAAACTTTGCAGAGGGAAGGTACTTCCATCAGCTATTGCTCGAGCCTGAAAAGGCAGCAGATACTTTGTGTGTGGATGTAGCCTCTCGAAACACAAAAGCATACAAGGAATTTATCGCAGAGCATGGGGTGGAAGTTGCCCTCCTTAATAAAGAGTGTAACAATATATTAGACTTGGTTCAAACCATTAGAGGAAACATCTTTATGTTTGATAAGATGACAGAGGATGCCAATGAGTATGAGAAACCTGCAATAGGAATGATTAAAGGCATGCAATGGAAAGGCAAGGCTGATATATTATGTGAGGATTGTATCATCGATTTAAAGACTACATCAAACATCAACGACTTCAAATGGTCGGCACGTAAGTACAACTACGATAGTCAGTGTTATATATACCAAGAGTTATTTGGTAGACCATTAGTATTCTATGTGATAGATAAGAACACAAAGATGCTTGGGGTGTTTGAACCATCAGAAGAGTTCGTGCATAATGGAATGCTGAAGGTGGATAAAGCTATCGAGGTTTATAATAGATTCTTTGGGGACAATCCAAGTGAAGACATCAATTCATTTATAATAGAAGATATACTATAGTATACAGTGTGATGGGATGGTTGTCCTACGCATCCTATCTAACTGTTAATTAATAATGTTAGGACACAATTAAAATTATAATATGGCAGAAGATAAAATTTTTGCAGACGGATTCTCTTTCAAGAGAAGAGAGAACGCACCCGACTTTGTAGTTGGTAATGTTAATATCAAAGTAGATGACGCTATCTCTTTTCTTAAAGAGAACAATAAGAAAGGATGGTGTAATCTAAATATTAATCAAGCACGTAGTGGAAACTATTACGTGGAGCTTGATACTTGGGAGCCAAAAGAAAAAGGTTCCCCAAAAAAAACTGAGAAGGATGAACTACCATTCTAATCGGTATGTTAATTGGTTACGAGAAGGGGGAGTGACTACCCCCTTTTCTTATGACGATTTTTTTCCACATATATAGTATATATAATTTATTATATTTATTTTTATTCCTTATATACGAAAGAAAATAATCGACATATCGACAGGACACTTGATAATCAGTTAGTTAGAAAAAAATAATCGACATAAGAACGACATAAAGGACAGAAAAATGACACAGAACATCACAATATTTAGGTCTATTAAGGACACAAGCACTCCCTTTTATAGAAATGTAGGGGAGATATTAGAAAGAATTAAGAACGGAGCGAGTAAAGATTTAGTTAAAAGCATACGACTTGAGTCAAACAAATCCGAGAGACAAGAGTTAAAGAAACATCTACCTGCTATTTGTTTCTCAGGAAAGTTTACCAAAAGAAACGACACCTCACTACTTGAACACAGTGGTTTGATTTGTTTAGACTTTGATGGCTACACCAAGAAGAAAGATTTACTTGGAGCAAAGCAAGGATTCAGTGAGAACAATTATGTGTACTCCGTATTCTTATCGCCATCAGGTAATGGACTAAAGGTCTTAGTTAAGATACCACAAGATGAAGAAAACCATACCAACTATTTTAATTCACTTAAAACATATTTCAATTCAGAATACTTTGACAAGACATGTAAGAATGTATCACGAGTATGCTATGAAAGTTATGACCCATTGATACACATCAACGAGAATGCAAGCACATGGGATAAGATTGAAGAGCCTGAGTACAAAGAGGTAGTTAAGCACAGAGACATAGCAACCATACCTATCACGGACGAAAATAAAATAGTAGACATCTTAGTTAAATGGTGGAAAAAGAAATACCCTATGACTGAGGGACAACGAAACCAAAACTGTTATGTACTTGCATCAGCATTCAATGACTTTGGTGTCAACAAAGAGTTAGCTAAGTATGTACTCAATCAATATTCCACAAAAGATTTTAATCAACGTGAGATAATAAGAACGATTGACTCAGCTTATTCTAACATCAACAACTTCGGTACCAAATACTATGAGGATGAGGAAAAGGTTAATAACATTAAGGTTAAACTAAAACGTGGTGTATCTAAGAAAGAGATAAGAGAAGAGCTTAGTCGTAATGAGATGGAAGATAATGTTATTGATTCAGTATTAAATAAAGCTGAAGAAGATAATCAGAAGCAAACCTTTTGGACGAAGAACGATAAGGGAGTAATAAAGATAGTGCATGTATTGTTCAAGTTGTTCTTAGAGGAGAATGGATTCTATAAGTATTGCCCCGAGGGAAGTAAGAACTATGTGTTTGTCAAGGTAACCAACAACCTCATCGACCACACATCAGAGAAAGAGATAAAAGATTTTATACTCAATCATCTTATTGACTTAGATGATATAAGTATATACAATTACTTTGCAGACAACACACGTTTCTTTAAGGATGAGTTCCTTACACTGCTATCATCTATTGATGTATACTTTATAGAGGATACTAAGGACACCTCATACTTGTACTACAAAAACTGTGCAGTCAAGATAGATAAAGAAGATGTGATACCTATAGACTATATAGACTTGGGTGGTTACGTATGGAAAGACCACGTAATAGATAGGAACTTTAACAAGTGTTCTATAATCAACTGTGACTTTCAAAAGTTTATTAACAACATATGCAAAAGAGATGAGAGCAGAACAAGGTCAATGGAGTCTACGCTTGGATACATGATGCATGGATATAAGAACCTCAGCTATTGTCCTGCTGTAATATTAAATGATGAGGTTATATCAGACAACCCCGAGGGTGGTACAGGTAAGGGATTGTTTATCAATGCACTACAGAAGATGAAGAAAGTTGTAGTGATTGATGGTAAATCATTTGCATTTGAAAAGAGTTTCGCATACCAACTTGTATCAGCAGACACGCAGATACTTTGCTTTGATGATGTGAAGAAACACTTTGACTTTGAAAGATTATTCTCGGTAGTAACTGAAGGATTAACTCTTGAGAAGAAGAACAAGGATGCTATCAAGATACCATTTGCTAAGTCCCCTAAGATTGCAATCACTACTAACTATGCAATCAAGGGAGCAGGAAATTCTTTTGAGAGAAGGAAGTGGGAGTTAGAGTTACACCAACACTATTCAAAACATTACACACCTCTTGATGAGTTTAATAAGTTAATGTTTGGAGATTGGGATGATGAAGAGTGGTGTGTCTTTGATAACTATATGATTAGTTGTTTACAGTTATACATGAACAAAGGATTAATAAGAAGTCAGTTTGTAAATCTAAAGGTAAGAAAGTTATCGGCTGCTACCTCACATGAGTTTATAGAATGGTGTGGTTTAATTGATGGGCATGCTCCTAACAATTTATTATTACCTCATCACACCATATACAAGCATGACTTATACTTAGACTTTATCACAGAGAATCCCGACAACCAACGTAAGTTAAGTCGAACAAGATTTTATAGATGGCTTAAGACCTATGGTATATTTAAGTATGACGTTGAACCTCTTGAAGGTAGAGATGGTGGTGGTAGATGGATAGAGTTTAGAACCCTACAGGACATTGAAGAAAACGGAAAGTTAGAGTTATGATTAAGTATAGAGATTATCAATTAGCTATTATGGAGTTGGGAACTTCTATAATAGAGGTGCATGATTTCTTATATCTTGCCATGGAAGTTAGAACAGGAAAGACATTAACGAGTCTTGGGATATGTGAGAGATTAAATGTAGAGCATGTTCTATTCTTAACCAAGAAGAAAGCAATCAGCTCCATCACATCTGACTTTGATATGATGTGTCCTACCAATTTTATTTTATTCACTATTAACTACGAGAGTATGCATAAGCTACCCGATGTTAAGTGGGATGTAATAATATGTGATGAAGCACACAGTCTTGGTGCGTTTGCTAAACCAAACAAGAGGGCTAAGAGTGTGAAAGATTTAATAAAGAAATGTAATAGTAAAGTTATTCTTATGTCGGGGACACCTACACCTGAGTCGTACTCACAGATGTACCATCAGGTGTATGGTATTCCTAACAATCCATTCAAAGAATATAAAAACTTTTATAAGTTTGCTCATGAGTATGTGAATGTAACACAGAAAAAAATAAATGGAATGCTTATTAACGACTATTCTAAGGGACTTAATTCTATTTTAGATATGATGACACCATATACTATACGTTTCTCGCAGGAGAACGCAGGATTTAAGGTCACAACTACAGAGAATGTGTTGGAGGTAGACATGAAACCATATACCTACGACATGACTAAACGATTACAAAAGGATTTAGTTATAGAAGGGAAGAAAGAAATAATTCTTGCTGATACACCTGTGAAGTTAATGATGAAGTTACATCAGATGTTCTCAGGTACAGTGAAGTTTGAGTCAGGTCACTCGATGGTCATGGACTTTAGTAAGGCGGAGTTTATTAAAAAATATTTCAAGGGTAAGAAGATTGGAATCTTCTATAAGTTTACTGCAGAACTTGCGGCACTTAAAGAAATCTTTGAGGATAAATTAACTACAGAGTTAGATGAGTTTAATACCACCGACAAATCTATAGCCTTACAAATTGTGAGTGGACGCGAGGGTATATCTTTAAAGAAAGCACAAGCCCTTGTGTATTACAACATTGACTTCAGTGCCACATCGTATTGGCAGAGCAGAGATAGGATGACTACCAAAGATAGAGTACACAACGATGTGTATTGGGTCTTTGCTAAGGGTGGTATTGAGAAGCAGATATATAAAGCAGTAACCAAGAAGAAAGATTATACTATTAACCATTTTAAAAAACAATTCATATGACACAGCAAGAACACATTGAAAGATTACACAAACTTCTACACGAAAAAGAAGAAAAGATTGGAGACTTAATGAGATTAAAAGTAGAGCTAACTAATTCAGTTAACTATTACGCAGCTCAAGTCCATCATCTAAAGAACGAGTTAAAGAAACAAGAGGCGCAGATTTTAGTGGGCAAGTTACTTGAGAAAAATCCAAAAGGATTTCGTAACTTTGATATAGATGACCGAGCAACAAATCCAATCTAAAAGAATCAAACAACTTGAAGAGGAAGGGTACTACGTTATTAAGTTAGTAAAGACTAACAAGAATGGTATACCTGACATCATTGCTATACCAAAGGACAGCGGTGTTTTATTTAGTGAAGTCAAGACACCGAAGGGGAAGGTATCTAAATTACAGGAGTACCGATTAAAAGAATTAAAAGAACATGGATGCAGAACAGAGATATATAGAGGTTGATTTTACTAACTTCCAAGTGGACACTGAGTTTCTTTATATGCTTGAATCTTTTGCAAGACCCTACGGAGTACAGATAGCTTATCAATTAGAACGTAATGCTGAATTACTTCCTGAAAAAGATGGATGGTTACAGTACATAGCAGGAGTAGTTAAGCTTGAAGAACCTATGTTCTTTGAGGTAGAATTTTTAAAACAAACAGGCGAGGTTCCTGTGTTTACTTCATTGAAAGAAATAGAAGTAGATGAATACCTTGACAACATAAACTTAAATCAAATTTTAAAAGATGAAGACGTACAAGATTACACACACCAAACTAATACCAAGTAAGCATGACTCTACTAAACAAGTATATGATACCACACACTACAGTATTGTGCATGCGGAAAGTGAAGAGCAGGCTATGGAAAAGGTTAAGCCTGAGATAGTATTACACATAGAGGACAGAGGACCAAAGAAAGAAGACATCTTTAATGAGTGGTGGGAAACGTGGAGTAACAAAGCAAAGAAACATAGAGAGGAGGTGTTGTATGAGATAAGAAAGATTAAGTCTCCTTCCCACAATAAAAAATAATTATTATATTTATATCTCAACATGAAAACAAGTGCGGTAGAAAGAGAAAGGTTACACCACATAAACATTTTAATGTTAGGTCTGCACGAAAAGAACAATCAGATTTACGAACACTTAATAGATAGAGAGTACGAAGACTTAAAGGAAGTCATTAGAGAACAGATGAGTGAACTTAAAGTCTTGTTGGATTCTTTAGAAGATGAAATAATATAAGTCAATGAGGTTTGAAACCATTGAGGACACAGCAAGAGAACAAAAAGCAATCAAGTCTTTTGTTAGAATATTCCAAGGCTCATTCAAAAAACTTGGAGAGAATGATATCGACTACAAAGTATTTAACAAAGAGGGAGACCTCATTGCTTACGCTGAGATAAAGGGTAGGCTAAGACCAATGAGAAAAGCATTCCCATTGCCTGTAGCTGTACGCAAGTTGGTTAAGCTATCCGACAAGAGATTGAACCCTATAATGATATGGGCTTGTGAGGATGGACTCATCTACTCATCCGTAGATAAACTTAACGGAGAGATACGATGGGGAGGGAGACCACCACGAGAAGGAGCAGTCAATGATGCTGAACTCATGGCATACTTTCCATTCACTAAGAGGTTTAAGTACGTTAAGTATTATAAGTAAGCCTTACCAATTCTCATCCTCTTTATCTTTTTCTTTTTGCTCTTGTTTAAAAGTTTTAAATTTATCACTCTTATCAAACGACTCAAAATTATCAAACTTATCAAGAGAGTCATCCGCTTTTTTCTTTTTAGGTCGGGCTGTCTTAGGAATACCTAACATATCATAGAAGTCTTTATCCATTTCTGTAAAGTCGCTGTCTCCTATCACCTTATTCTTAAACCCTATTATAGGGTCTGTGTTTATTCCTATTATAACTTCAGCTAATCCTTTAATTGCTTCCTTTGAACCTGCCTTGTCATATTCTCTTATACCTTTCAGAACAAGTTGGTTTAGGGGGTTAGATATTTCAGGAACTTTTTCCCCATACTTTCTTTTCTTTCCTCTTATCTTTTCATCAATGAAATATTTTTTTGCTTCAATTATACTCGGTCCCATTAGAGGCAACTCAGCAAGACTATTGATGCCATACATTACATCCTCCATTTTGTTTGTTACTTCTTCTACCTCCTCATCATCTCCAAAGGCATACTTAAATATTTGTTGCATAAATATAAAGGCAACATTAGCTATCCCAAGATTCAAGTACAATGCACGAATATCTTTTTGTCTAGGAACTTTACCATTAGCAAATGCTTGTAAAATATTAGATGAGGATTGTGCTATTTGATTTTGCTGTAAAAATATTGTGCTTGCAAACATGGTAAACACTCTTGTGAAATCAGAACCTTCAAGTTGTAACCTATTCTTTTCTACAGTAGACCTTGTTTGCTGAGTGGATTCATACTTATTAAACTTTCTTAAAGCTTCTGCTTGACTCATGCCTCTCTTTAAATCTCTTCTATAGTTAACCATGTAACCCATTACTCCAAGAGCATCACCAAACATAGTGAACGCATTACCTAATGTTTTTAAATCCTTATAACCACGCTGTAGTCTTACTAATTTTTTTGGCACCACACCACCTGTACGTTTCTTAATGGCTGACCCCGACTCAAGACCCCATACATCTCCTTGCATTCCCTCTTGAATCCTATCTCTGAATGTAGCGGACACACGGTAGGCTTGATGTATTGGTCCTTCAGGAATATTAATACCAAGTTTTTTGCTTATAGCTAATCGTTGTTTGTCGGGTAGCAAGTCCGTGCTTAGGTTAGCTACGGTAGTTAACAGGTCAATGGAATACATTATCATATCCCCTGCCGCTTTGCTTACACCTAAAGCATCATAGCTTTTTATTCCTGAATCGTAATCAGCAAAAGAAGTAATGAAAGAAGAGGCTTGCTTTGGTACTTGCCATAACTTAAACCCTAATGCCCATGAAGTAAAGTTACTAAATACTTTACTAAAGGTTTGCTTACCTTTTCTTCTAAGTAAAAAAGATGGATTGACTGCTGCCATTATCCTATCTTTAATCATTTGTTTAGTACGTGTAGCCTCAAGCACGGAGTTTACTGACTTCATTCTTAGTATATCCCGCATGGTTTTTACACCTTCGGCATATGCTTTGAACCTTTCCATGGACTCGATATGCTCACTAAGCACTGAGGTAAACCCTAATGCCACACCGTCTTCGGTTATTTTTATACGACCTGTAGTATCGGTACGTTCGTGAAGCGCAGGAGCTACCGCTTGAAAGATGGCACCAAAGTCCCCGGCTTCCTCAAGTTTCATTCGTTCAAACGAATCGTTTACAGTACGAGTAGGAAAGTAATTTTCAACTCGCTTTAAGTTGGCATTGTTTACCTGTCGGTATACTTGATTGATGCTATCATAATACTCCGTGTTTAAGTAAGCTATAACTTTATCCGCAAACTCTATTAAGTCTTTGCCTAACTTACTTTCTATTTCATTAATAGTCTCCTGATTATAAAAAGTTCCTTTGGTAGGCTCGCCTTTCTCATGACCGAACTCAAGCTTCTGTCTTTGCACAGGGTTCTGCCATAGCGCATATATTCTTAGTGCTTGGTCACGAGTAAGCTTTTCAGTCTTTCCTTTAGCGTTTGTAACAGTTATCTTTGGTTGAGCTAACATATCTATCAACACACCATAAGGACGCTTAAAAGGACGTGTCTTAGATTTTATTCCTGAGATGCTATTAAGTATCTCGTCAATCTTTTTAGTTTCTTTTTGTTTACCATCTAAAAATCTTTCACGTAAATCTTTTAGTCTATTGGTAAAGTTTTCTGTAAAAAAATTGTTTCCCTTTACAGGATTGTCAAGAGCATTGGTCATGGTTTCAAGACTACCCATATTATTAATAACCATGTTGCCCTTTCTACCCTTAGCCCACTGACTAAACATATCTTTAATAGACTTAAAACCCTTAGATTCCCTCCATCTTTTAAATATATCAGCTTGATTATTGCTCACTTCAGTAGAAGAGAATATAGTTCCATCCTCATTAACAAGGTAGGAGTAGTCCTCTTTGATTTGTTTGATAGCTTCCTCCTCAGTCTTTTGATTTCTTTTGGTACGAGCAGCAAGATTAGATTTCAATTGCTCTATACCTTCTTTCTTGAGTAGAGAAATCTCTTCAAACAATCCTTGTACCTCATCAAGGTTAAGTGCATTAAAGTCTTTCAACATTTCATAAGCCTCGTTTCTATAGTACAAGTTTGTTTCTTCAGGTGTTAGCTTTTCATTCTTATTAATCTTTCTTATAACATAATCAATACCTGCATCATCTATAGCATCTCTCTCTGTTCGTAACGTCTTCTCTAATAAGTCTACATCCTTAGCATTAACCTCTACGATTTTCAACATCCTGTTTAAAGCTTGAAAGAACTGATGTGTTGTAGCATCAACACCAATTTTTTGGTAGTCGCTACGTGACTTTGCTTTTATAATTTTTCTAATCTTATCTTTAATTGTAGTGGCTTCCTTTTTATTTATTGTTTCTATTTCTTTTAATATCTTTTCGGTATCTGTTAGAACAGTATCTTTAGTTCCTTTAGAAATAATTCTAAGTAATCTGTTTAGGTTTTTAGTAGACTCTGCGTTTTTCATAACCTTTGGAAGAGACTCTCTTATCAGTGCGGTTAATCGGTTACGCAACTCTTGCACATCCTTTTGATTCTTTTCGACGGCTCGCTTAACTCTTCGTGCTGCTTCTATTCTTTGTTGCACAGTAGGGTTAGCCCTTGTGTTTAATACTCTATCTAAAGCTGACTCAACTGTAGCCTTTTCATACTCACTTAGGTTTTTGTATACGGGGTTTTTCTTTAACAAGTCTTGAAGAATCTCTCTTCTCTTTCCTAATGACTTTGTAAATACCGTTTCCATAGATGTTCGTGGTACACCTAATACTTCAGTAGCTGTTATTATTTTAACACCACCCTTTGCTTTAGTTATGTCAAGGGTCTGTTTCCTGATAACATTACCCTCTTTATCTTTTTTAATAAACACTCCATCCTTTTCATTACCATACTCTTGAGGATTGTTTAACATTATTTTTTTAGCTTTAGCTATTCTCTCTTTACTTTCTCCTGTTACTTCCTTGGTTTCCATGGTGGCGTCATAAAACTTAGTCATGACATCTTTAAACAATTCCTCTCCTTTCTTTATACCACCTAATATACTTGCGAGTTCAGTCGGCATAGCCTTCATCTCCATTGTTTTTCTCATGGCGTCATCAATCTCTGACAGTGTACCGAACCCACGGCTCTTTAATAACATTCTAATCACAGAATCTTTTTCACCTCTCTCTCTACCCCATGCCACAATATCTTCAAGTGACGCTGTCTTGGGAGGTAATTGTTTTCTACTAATGCTTTGAATCCTTTCTATATCCTGAACATTTTCTTCTGTTGTAGTAAGCTGTGTCTGTTTTTTAGGCGCAACTTTTTTCATCCTCCCCCTCGGTTGGGTTTTCATTATATATGGACCCTGTAGTTCCTCGTTAACACCTTCTATTAAACCTTGCGAGTCTTCATGTACAGTAGGTAACTCTCTATACAACTGCTCTTCTAGCTGTTCTATTCTCTCTATCTTTTCTAATTCATCTACACCTTTTTTCATTCCAAGTCTTTCAACCTTGTCAATCTTAGATTTTAAAACAGCTAATTCTTTTTTCTTTCTTGCTCGTTCCTCTACATTCCTTGATTCTATTTCTCCATATGTTCGTGAGTACATATTAAAAGAATCATATAGTTCTAACATTTTAATAAGACGTCTACTAACATCTTCAATATCTGTAGCCTCTGTCATCCCGTTTAACGCAGAAAAGTCTAACATTTTATCAAGGAAGTTTCCAAGAGATTCTTGAGTCATTTTTATCTTTCTGCCGCTTACTTCCTTATGAAAGTACCTCGCATCAGCAGCTAACTCCTTATATATTTTCTCTCCTCCTTCTAGATAAAGGGTTTTTAATATAGAGACCAAGTCTTTTCCTTTGTTACCACTTTTTAATAATTTAAAAAACTCTTCATTATAACGCTTAGCACTAAGTTTATTTAGCACCCTTATAAAGTGACCTACAAACTCCTTATTTATTCTAAAGGTTTCATACTTTTTTCTCAAGTCCTTGTGATATCTTGACTGAAAAATTCTTTCTTTAGTTAAATCTTCTTTACCTTGATTCCACTTTTCTGTAACTCTTTTACCACGACCTGCTTTACTTTCTTTATCACTTGCGCCTAATGCAAATCCTTCTATGAGTTGTATAGCATGTTGTATTTCATGAAGGAGAGTGTAAAAAATAAGATTCCTTTGTTGCGTTGGATTAGCTTCAGCAAAGTCTGACTCATTAGTATTAATTACAATAAGTTGGTTCCGGTTACTAAAGTAACCTACTGTTGCAGTGTTTTTTTCAACCTTGCCTCTTTTCTTTACTGTTACCATAGGTTCAAACTGCACCATAATGTCTGCGATTTGTGGATAGGTTTTATAAAGTTCAGGAGCTATATATATCTCATCAAGTCTTGCTTCTCTATTCTCCGGCTCAGACAGCGACTGTTTTGTAAACTCTTGGTACGTTCCTTTAACTAACTTACCATCAGGTATCTCATATCTATACTCACCGTCTACACCACGATACCATCCTCCTGAGTTAAGAAATATTTTTTGTTCAGTCATGGGAGGATTCTGTTGATACTTCTTCTCAAACAATTCTATGTCTCTAATCTTGTTGCTCTTTCTAAGTCTCTCATATTCATCAGCATACTTGTATGCCTGCTTTGCTCTAAACAAACCTTTCCTAAGTTCTAAAGATAGATTACCAAACCTACCACCAATCTGTTTTCTTTTCTGTGCAGGTGTCATCTTACTGAACTCCTCATTGACTTTCATAGGAGCGACTGACTCCTTAGCAGCTACCTGCTTACGTGAGGTGGGTGCTTTCTTGTCATAGTTGTAAGACTCCGGTATCTTATATCCATATTCTTTAGCAAATGCTTCTACCTTTTTATTATAATCATTATCTACTTGCTGTGTGGTAAGAGTAGGAGTATAAGTTTTGGTTATTTCAAAGTAATCAAGCCGGTCTTGAAAGTTTTTAAATTTTCCGTATCGTATGTTTTCTTTCTGAGTGGCAGACGTAAAGTTAGGGTCAAAACTTTTTCTAATAGCAGACGCAAACTTTCTTGGTGTCCCACTGTCAAAAGCAAATCTTTGCAAAGAATTTATAAATCTTTCGCTATAATTTCCTGTCTTTTTTTTTGGACTTACCCTTTCATTTATAATGTCAACTACCTCTTTTATTTGAGAGTTATCTCCATTATATGTAATGTAATTTCCTATTTGTTTTATTGGTATTAAATAATTATCACTTCGGATTTCCTTATAACGTTTTCCTAAATCCTCCTTTGATATTTTTTTACCATCAAAAATAATATCCTCCTTTGCAGCTATCTGCTTCCGTGAGGTGGGGGTAGACATAAACTCTTTAAACCTTTTTACATCTTCTTTACTTCCAAGTCTAATGTAATCTTTTTTGTCTTTGAATATTGCCTCACTAACATTATCTTCTTCTCCCTTCATAACAAAGGTAGCATCCGTTTCTCCTTCATCTCTATACATATCATCCACTTGAACAGGAGCTTGCTCACCAATGTATCCATAGTATTGCTGTGTAGGTTCATCAAGAATTTCTACATCTTTTACTTTTTTATATTTACTTAATAATTCTTTTAACCTACTGAGTTGTTTTGTATCTCCCTTTATCTTTGCATCATTTTCTTTAAGTGCATTTTCAATGATACCAATTTTATCGTAGCTCATAGCAGCATCTTCCATTAGGAGCATAGCGGTTTCATTTTTTAACTGCTGTTCAGATAGATTAGGATTTTCTTTACGGAGTTTATTTTGAATTTGTTTTTTCTTTTCTTGAAAATTTTTGGTGTATAAACTTTTCAAATATTCTTCAGTCAACCCTACTTGTGAAGCCAAAGAAGTTATGTTCTCTTTTAATATTGTATTACCTTTCCGCCCTTCAAGGGATTGATAAGCTTTCCATTGATTAGAATTTTTAATATCGGAAACATACAAGCCTTTACCTAAGTCTTTTGTCCCTGTGGTTGTAAGGTCACTATCAAATTCTTCAAAAGGTCTTAAAGTATTATGAACAAATATCTGAGGAAATGTTAATGTGGATTTTAAATATTCCACATAATCTTTTTTACTACCAACCTTATCTAATACATTTTTATTTGCTTCAATATCAAACACCATATCTACCTCCTTTGCAGCTACCTGCTTACGTGAGGTGGGGGTTAACTTCGCTTCTAATTTTTTCTTTTTCGTTTCTAACTTTCTTTTGTCAGACCTTGCCTCTTTTAAATCATCATTGTATGACTCAAGGTTTCCATCTCTACTATACTTTAGTTCTTCTAACTCCTCAGCATATTCGTCTGTCTTCATAAACTTCTTGCCCCTCGCTTTTAGCTTGTCAACATCCTCCTTGAAGTTAGATTTTATATTGTTAATCTCTATTTGAATTTCCTCTATGAGTTGTTCAGCCTCTTCTATCTCAAATTCTACCTGTGCTATTTCCAATTCTATCTCAGCGTTAACACCTTCTTCTACCGCCTCAGTAGTTGTTTCAACAGGTGCTGCTTTAGTTTTAGCAGGTTTGAATCCTATTACCTGACCTGTCTTATTACCCGGCAATACTTCTACATAGTTACCCTCATTGTCTTTTCTAAATAAGTTGTTGGTATTGTTTATGTTTTTATTTTTCTCAAACCTAATTAAATTATTGGGCAATACTTCTTTAATTGTAAGCTTGAATCCTGTTTTAGAGTCAGGGTATTTCTTAACAAAGATATGAGACTTACCTTCCTTCATCAACTTCCCTTTAGTCTTGGTTTTTTGTCTATCTTCTTTGTCTCTTTTTAGTAACAAGTTGTCTATAGCTTGTAATCTTTTATTTATTTTTATTCTTTCTTTCTTTGCTATATAACGCTTCTTGGGGTGCATCATTAGATATTCTTCCAACTCGCTTCTTTCTTTTAGCAATTCCTCAACTGTTTGTTTTGGTCTCCCTTTAGTCTTAGTCTTAGGTGACTTCTCTGTAGTTGTTTCAGCCGTACCTTCTATCGCTCTCTGTTCAGCGTCCTTTAACACAGTCACATCATCCTCTATAATCTCCTCTCCTGTACGCATCTTAAATGCTAAAGAGTTTAACAGGTTTACAACAGCCACATCGTCATTAGTAAATGAATTGATATCTCCTTTCCCTCCAAAAAACTTATAAACTTTAGCGAAAAACTTTGTAATAACTGACTTCTGACTAACCGTCATTGAGTTGTATTGTGAAGCCAATGCACCAAACACCTCAGCTAACTGCTCCTCTGATATCTCTTTAACGTTTGCTTTCTTATAGTCCGACGCAACATCTTTTAAATATTGATGCATGTCTACTGTTTCAAACGCCGACTCTCCATTAGGTAGTAAAAGCCTACGTTGTATAGTGAAACTTCCTTTAGGTATTACTCTTACAAGTTTAGCAATAAGGTCATCGCTTATTACTTTTTGAAGAACACTATTGCTGAACTTACTATATAACAAAGCATGGACGCCCTCATGAAATACCGTAGACCCATCAGCATTTTGTAAGTTGATATGAATGGTATTTGTTTTTGAATCAAACTCCCCCCTTTCAAATCTATTCTTATCTGTTTCTTTTTCATTTATAGCCTCAAAGTAATCGGCATTGGTAGCATGAGTTACTATTTTCAATTTAGGTATTAACCCTTTTAAAGACTTAGCTACATTCTTAGCTCTCTTAACAAGCTTCTCCTGATTTTTAGTAAGTGTAACCTGCCCCCTGTTGTTGACCACAGCATCTCCTTCGACAGCCGTAACTGCCTCTACTCTCCCTCCTTCTGTTCCTTCTGCTTGTAACTCTTTAAGTCGCTGCATATCTTCCTCATACTTCTGCTTCATCTCTGTCGCTTGAGCAGGGTCAGTATATGTTTTAGCTATGTCAACATCTTCAGGCGTCATCACCTCTATCATCTCGTCTGTAAAGCCAAGATTATTTAACCCTGCTTTCTCCTCGTCCGTAACTTTGATTTCTTCTGTGGCAGTGACTTCAGGTCCTGCCGCGGATGTTCCGACCTCCACTTCTTGTACATCTGTGGTTGATTGAGGCGCATCCATGTCAGTTGTGCTTTGCTCTTGAATGGCATCGTTTATTTGTTTTCCTGTTAATTTATATGTGTAAAAATCTCCGGACACTGAAGAAGAAGTTTTACCTATAGGCAAACCTGCCACCAAAGAATTAACTTCTATCTTTGCGTCTCCTGTTTGTTGCTTCGTCGCTGTCTCCCTATATTGTTCAGGGATATCTTCAAGTTTCTCTACAACCAATTCTATTTCATCATCCTCTTTTAAATTACTAAACTCTTCCTTAATGTTTTCTTTCATTCTCCTCTCATCTATCGCAGCATCTCCCGCACTTTCTGATAAGGCAGCTAACTTTTTATTTATGCTATCAATCTCCGCATCTTCTTTCAACGCTAAGGTTGGGTCTTTGCCTTTTTTTCTAGCCTCCAACTGTGCCTTCCTTAATAGAAGCCCCATGATTTGTTTCTGTTGGTTTGTTGAATAAGTGTCAGGCTCAGGTATTTTATTATATATGTTAACGGCTTCGCGAAAGTTATCTCTCACTCTTATTGCATCCGCTTTACTTGCCTTGCCTAAAGCAATCTTCTGTATAAAATCTTGCTCACTTAAATTCAAAAGAGTTGGGTCGTCTTTAATTTGTTTAAACAACTCCCATGACGCATCATCAATCTGCGTGAAGTCTTTTTTTGTAACTGCTGAGGCTAGACCCACAGGAACACCCATGACCAAACCTCCCAACATTTCATAGTACCCACTCTCTAAAGAGTTAATTGCCCAATCACCCCATCCTTTAGCGGTGGTAAGGTCAGGAGCATCATACATTTTTTTGTCCTTTAAAAAATCATACGCCCACTTAGTTCCTCCTTCAACCATCCCCTGTGCAAGTCCTGTCTCAAACTCAGCTAATCCTGCCGCTCCCATTTTAGCTAGTCCTCTTAACCCACTGTTTTCAATTTCCTCTATTGTTGCTTTTGTTATGGCTTTATGACTCATCTTCATCCCTGCTTTCTCCGCACCCATTACACCCTTAGCCATTAAGTAGTTTAAAATTTTAGGTGAACTTTTTATAGCAGCATTGGTAAAACCAATTCGTTCCAACAACGCCATTGGTATTGCAAGTGCTGCAGCTAATGCTAATTTCTCCCCATCATCCACATTATCAAATGCTTCTATAGACTCCATTTCTTGAGCAAACATATCCATAGATGATAGACCAATGAGAGGTATAGAGAGTGGACCTGCTGCCATAGCAGGAAGAAACTCTGCTACCGAGGTAAGCACCATACCGGGAGTTGACTTTTTCCACTCTTCAGCAAAAGCTTCTTGGTCTTTTGCTTTAATAGCATCTGTTACGCCTCGAGCTTTTTCAAGTAGTTCTTTTGAATACTCATTATTATCTATACCTTCAAGTTCTTCTTTGGTTAAACCCGGAAGATTTTTTTTTATCATAGGCTTAACCACTTTGTCTGCGATTAAATTACTTATAGAGACTGTAGCCCCCGCGGTATGGTCTACTAATCCAAGAGCCGAGTTATATAAAGCGCCTGCATAACTGCCTCTATCCGGGTCGTTTTTATACGCAAGATATTTCCCTGCTAAATAGTCTACTTCCTGAGATTCTTTTGCAAGTTTCTTTTTATCTAACTCTACATTTTTTTTGGCAGTGTTATACCCTTCTTGACTATTCATCATTTCATTAAACAACGCGTTTCCTTCAGGAGTATTCTTTTGGTCGGTAGATAGAGCCTCCCATTGTCTGCGTTGATTGTAGTAAAGTTCTTGAAATTTATCAAGGTTTCGAGAAGACTTTACATAAGAATTGTTTAATGACTTCACATAGTCCATTCCTTCTTTTACATCTTGTTCATTGTTATATCTTTTTTGAATCGTGTTAGAAACTTTAGCAGGTCGGTTAGCCATCATAAAGTTTTTTAACTTCTCTGCTTCTTCTCCCTCACTCATTACAGTATCTAAATCTATTTCTATATCAGCACCATTAGGAGCAACCACTCTCATTGCATCTCCCATATCTACCTCAAATAAACCTAAATCAGTATCTACTTGTTGAAAGGAAAAACCACTGTCACCAAATTGATTCTTTAAAAAAGAAACAACCTCTTCTTCTTCTTGTCCTGCTAAATCTTCGGTTATGTATTTATCTACTGACTCTTTCCACCTATCTCTCTTTGCTTCTTTTCTTTCTGCTCTATCTCTAGCGCGTGATTGAAGATATTCTAACTGTTCTTTTCCTTGAGTAAGATTTGAAAGTCTGCCTTGTTCAAATTTATCTACGTCTCCAAGTGGAGAATATCTTACTAAATACTTATTATTTATTTCAGATATCTCGTTTGAAATCTGTCGCCATTTCTTGTATTCTTTAGTTGCTTCAGGATATTTTACATTTGGAATTTGTTTATATATAGATTTTTGTTGTTTATGCAAATCCGAAAGTCTTTTCAATTCTTCGGGAGGCATTTCTATTAGTAATAAATTCCTTTGGTCTCTTACCAAATCTTTTTTCGCATCCCCTGTGTCGTAGTTTCTATAGGATAGTTCAAAGTCTTCAAATAATTCAGGGTATTGTTTTTGTGCAGCTTTTATTCTGTTCTCAACTTTCATTTGCTCTCTAATCTGAGCAAATTGTTTCATGTTTTCGGTGGTAGCTTGTAAAGGTGCAGCCGGGTCTACCGTAGCTTCAGCTCCTTCCCATGTAGTTTCCATAGGATAGGATACTCGTAAAGAATCATCCGTACGTGACTCCGAAGAAGAAGGCTCCAATAACGATTCCATATCTTCTTTTTTTTTTTGCTCCGCAGCTTGCATCTCTAACCTCTCATTATATATTCTTGCTTCTTCCCGCTGCCTATCATCCATGGTCGCACCCACTAAAAGTTTAAAGTCATCAAAGTATTTAGTATACCCATCACCTAACGCTAATTCATAAGCCACTTCTTGTGCTTCTTCATTTGTACGCATTAACTGTTTGAACTCATCCAAACTTTTTGTGTACCCATCTTGTTGGAATAGCTCATAAAACCTTTGTATTGCTTCTTCGTTCATTTGTTTTTTTTAAAATTTAGCTGACTTGTTACCCGGCATTTCATTTCTTCGTTTTATTAAGGCTTCTAGTGAGCGTTGTTTTTCTGCTATTTGCTCTCTATTAGCTACCTTTATCTCTGATTGAAGTTTTACTATTGCTTTATCTAAATCTTCTTTACTCATTCCCTGAATCTTTCTTGGAGAATATGTGGTGCTTTTAACTGTACCACCTTTACTCGATATAGAAACTTTACTTGGAGCCACAGAAGAAATAGTATCACCACTAATGTTTCTGTTTTTTAATTGGTTATAAAGCCTTGATTTTCTTTTTAAGTAATCTATGTCCGCCTTATCACTTAAAAAAGATGAAGCGTTTCCGTCTACAAAATTTGCTGTACTAAAATCAGATACGTCTCGTGTTTGAGTTGCACCTGAAGCGTCCCTAAAATTTATTTTTGATATACGCAATAAACCATTCGGCGCGGTTTCTGTAACAAACTCTAACTCTGCCATGCCTGACTTTGTTTTTAAATGTTCGATAGCCGCTTGCTGTTCTTCAAAAGTTCCTTGACCTAGCTTTATTAACTGATTAAAAGTAAATAAATCAGGAGACATCTCTCTTTCATACTTTTTCATTGCCCCATAGTCGGGAGAATATTTAGGGTCATAATGCTCTCTCATCTTTATAATTTCATCTATCTTTATATCAATCCGGGTGCTTAAATAGTCCTTTACTGCTTTCTTTTGTGCATCAGTAAGTTGAGGGTCGGGCTGTCCTGACCCATCAGGATTCTTCTTTAACAAGATAAGATTGGGGTTGTTCTTTGCTTCGTTAGGGTCCCATGTAAAATCATAAGACACAGGTTTCCCATCAATATCAACTGTTCCTATGTGATTAGTAAGAATAGTGGCGTTGGAAAGGCTGCTAACCATTAAAGAGTTGACGCTATTACTTTTATAGTCTTCATATAATTTTCTTCTCTCACTTCCCTTTGCTCCTCGCATATCCTCTAAGGTTTGTACGCCATCTCTATTAGGTAATTTATTGTCAAAAGCCCACTTTCCAATTTGATTTGTAATATTAGTGGTTAAAGTGTCAACATCTACGTTGTCATACTTTGTTCTAAGTCGTGAACGCAAATCAATAATGCTCGCCCTATCGTTAGGGTTCGTGCTGACGTTACCATCTTTATCTACCTTAGCATAGTACACTCGCCCTGATGTAGGGTCTATGGTTGGCTTATAGTTTTTAAAGTTACTAAAGAACTCCATATTCTGCCACATATACTGTTCAATCTCTGCGCCTTCAGCATACTGCTCCCCCTCTTTTATGTTCTGTCTTTCAAGCATCTTGTCGTAGTCCTCACTATACTGTGTCCATACATCATATAAACCTTGACTATCGTCAGCAAGATTCTGCATAGCTATCTTATAGTCTCTTGGTTTTAGCTGCCCACTTGTTAACATATCGTACATCAAAGTGGATTGCTTCATAGCTGAGTTAGCAAACCCTTGTATGCTAGCATTTAATGTTTGGTTATCTCCTTGAGGTGGCTGTTGTAAATACTTTAGTGTTTCGTCATGTGCTTTTTTTAGCTCATCTTTTCTACGTTGTCTATCCTCTGATTCTTCTTTTAATGAATCAGTAAAGTCTCGTGCGACTTGATTCCAATCTACCCTTGCTTCTTGGTCTTGAGCTACATATTTATAAAATGTCTTTGCCATAATTATTTTTTAAATATTAGTCGTTCCTTCTACGGTATTTAAGATATGCTGACCTCGTGTCCTTTCCAAGTATCCCATCTATTCCGGAACTACCAACAGAGAAACCTCTGTCCACCAATCCTTGTTGCAGTTGTTTTATTTCTGCCGGAGTTTTATACCTTTCAAGTCCTTCAAAAATTTGTTCGTCAGTTAGTTTTACTTGAACATTCGCAGGAGTTTGTGTTTTTGGTTTAGTACCTGACTTTAATGTAATTGTCTCCATAGTTTCCATAGGAGAAGACCCCATGTTAGGGTCTACATTCATGGTGTCTGCTTGAGTTCCAATAGTAGGTCTATCCGTACCTGTAGGATTAAAGGTTACTTTGTCTGAGCCTGTTAAGCCCGGCACCTCTACCATTCTATCAGAATATTGTCCTGTCTTTTTACCTCCTTTTTTTCTTGGGAATAAAGCTATAGACTCTACACCTGTCATGGCTGCGTCAGTTAAACCACTTATCCCCTCTTGGATAGCCATGTTCTTAGCAATCCGTGCATCCTCCGCAGCTTGCTGCGCTCCTGCTACTTCTTCTAAATCTAATTGAACATTAATATCTCTTAGCCTGCTATCCTCTTGAGCAATAGCTTGTTGACGTGCAACCATCTCTCCCTCTTGGGTAGCTCTTACTTTTTGTGCATCAGATAAGGCTGCTTGACTAACTTGTCCTGCTACCGCAGCAACTCCTCGTTGCCCTTGCTGTTGTGCAGCATCTATCATTGCTTTATTAGCCACTGAACCTGCCTCATACGCCTGCCTGTAAGCTTCCTTTTGGATGCCAAGTTGTTTCATGTAGTTGACCTCAGTCCTTCTTCTAGCTTCAGACATTGCAGCCTCCGCTGCAGCTTCCGCTTCTTTCATATCTTTGTTACGCTTTCCTGCTTGTATAAACGAACCTACGCTACCGCCTAAGCTAATCGCTGCGCTTGCTATTCCTGTTGCTAATCCTGACATAATAGTTTTTGGTTTAATATTATATGCTGAGGTAGCTCTTTATAGTCTAATGTATACACATCTTTCTCTGCTTCCTCAACAGTTTCTTTATCTGTTTTATAAACACAAACCCACACACAATCTTCGTGCATATACGCTACTCTTTGTGTGCCTGTTTCTGTCATTACTTTCATTGGTGCTTTAATTCTTTTTATCTCTCCACCATCCGTGAGGATTGACATCTCGCCTGAAAGAAAAAATGATGGATGGTTTTGTTTGTGTATAAAGCTAACCACTAACGAACCCTTTGGCATTAACACTTCCCGAGTATACAAACCATTTTCAATGTGGTGTGTAGTAGGAAATGCTTCTTCCATCTCTTCAGTATGATGTGAGACCGAACCATTCACCGCAGATAATTGCTGTCTAAATGACTCAATCTTTTCCCACAACAATCCTCTATGTTGATGTACGCAAGATAATATTTGTTCGGGTAAATCCTTTTCTATTGTCTTAACTACATCCATGTTAAGTACAAAGATAAGAAATTTTAAGGATAACTTTTCATTACTTCAGACTCCACTGCAAACAACTCACTACTTGATGTAACAGAAGAATCCAAAGTAAGAGTAAATTCACAATAATGACCAAGCATTCCATGAGACTCAGACACTGCATTCTTAATATAAAGAAAGTAACTTACAATCCCCGGTATAGGAGTAGATGCAGGGTTCAATGTATCTATCACAATATCATTTATACCTGCACCAAGATTAACATTTATCTCTGTAATAACTCCTGCAAAACTAGGGGTGTATATAACATTAGGAGGAAATCCTGAAGCTACAGCAAAATAAAAAAAATCTCCTATGCTTATAATACTTCCTATGTTTGTAGTAAGGGCAAATGAAATAGTTGTTTGATTTACTCCGGGGACACCTGCCTGCACGTTGGTACTGCTTCCTAATCCATTTAAATTACGTAAGGCATATTGGTCTGTAGGCACAGGATTATCAGGATTGTTTTCAGCTCTAACAAATGCAAACCAATCACTTTCTTTTTTCTCAAACCAAAATACATCATTAGGTTTAAAGTTATAATTTGTATAGTCAGCTTTAATTAAACCATTTACTTGAAGGTCAGTAGATAACTCAGTTTTCCATGCATCAGTAGACTCAAGGTTAATAGTTTTAAATATTTTATTTTCTAATGGCGCATCATTAAATACACTTTTAATCATAGAGGATATAGTAGAAGCAGCTATCGCATCTTGAGGGTCAAGAGGGTACACTTTATTCCAATATTGGCGGTAGTATTCATTTCTAATATTATTACTATTGTGTCTGTATAAATCTCCTCCTTTAAAAGAATAAAAATAATTATTCATTCCTATCATCATGTCAGGAATAAATCCATAAAAAGATGGAAATCCTTGAACACTCTCGCTATATGTTAATGTATACTCTGCCATTGTTATTAATATTTACCTCGTCTTGTAGAAGGAGAACTCTTCGTTGAGCCACCCTTACCTGCCCATAAATGTTTACACGCCCAATATCTTGCCGTTAGCTTTGACTTGGCTGTACTACATTTGTGTCGTGCCTTAAAACTTTTTCTTGCGGCAGATGAATAGTTGTGTCCATAACCCTTAGCACCAAAGTGAATAAGTTTTTCTTTGCCACCTTCACAGGCTTTAACCATCTTCTTCTTTCCTGCTCTATCGGATGCAACTACTCTGTTGCATTTCATTTTGCTTTTAGTTGCCATGTTATGTTACTTTTCCTGCTTTAGTATTAGGTACAAACTGTTTTCTTTTACCTTCTCTCTTTTTCTTACGAGCAGTTTTTCTCCTTTCAGCTTTAGTCATACTCTTTGCTTTATTCAAAGGTAAGCATCTGTCAGGATTTTTTTTATTCTTACTCGTGCCACACGCTCCAAGTATTGAACCATCAGTTCCTATACGAACCCACTTCTCCTCTCTCCATTTCTTTAGCTCACCCACGCTTCGTCTTTTTAGTTGGCTTCATGCTCTTTAGCATCTTATCAATTCTTGCTGCTTGACCTTTGTGCATAGCAGACGCTTTTTTCAATTCACTTGAAATTTTTTGTAGTTTTTTCTTATCCATTTTATTTATCTTTTTTTGCGTAATTAGGGTCTTTACAATATTTACTCGCAGCCATATTCGCATACGCTGATGGGTATCTATCAAAAGTTCTTTTTGCCCATGCTATTCCTGCAGGACATATCTTATTATTTTTTTTTGTTCTTCCTTTCTTTGCCATAGTTTTATATTTTAAGGACACGCTCCTTCACTTATTATTACACTGTTTGCATCTAACTCAAAAAATCTTCCTGTTGGTGTACCATCATCCCACTTATAAAATCCTGCACCATATGAAGTAGCTACAGGAAACTGTCCGTTCACATCAGAAAACACCCAATCGTGTAATGCAGGATTACCTGCCGTTCCTGTTACAGGAGCATTGTAATAAGTTATAGTAGGAGTTAAAGGACAAGCCAAGCCTGAGCTTGCTACAGGAGTTAGTGTACTTTGAAATCCTGTTAAGTTTGCAGGACACGCTGCAGCTAAAGTAAATGTACTTCCTGCACAAGGAGCAACCACTTCTAGCTGTATACTAATAGGTCCTGTTAATGGCTTAGGTACAACAAGAACCGAAGCACCGGGATTACCTACTGTCGTTTGCATCTGACCTGCTACAACTCCTCGTGTTACATACAATCCACTTGCTGAAAAAGCTCCACCTGCATAAGGATAAGTTTCTAAGTTATATGGACTACCTGCAACGATACCACAATCAGCAGCCGTATCTCCTAAAAATGTAGGAAGACTTGCTGCTGTACTTCCTTTATAACCAAAGTTAGTCGTACTAAATTTATTGTAAATCACTGAATCAAAGGTAGCTTTTACACCTACAGGAATAAAAGTTCCACCGGGAGTAAGGGTTATAAGTATTGCACCTGTTCCTGTACCCACCGTAAAAGAAACTGTGTATACTCCTGAGTCAGTAGCTGAGCCTGATATTGGAGTACCACACACTGTAGTACACGCAGGACAAATCTCCACAGGTCCAAGCAGACAACCCGTCTGTTGGCGATAATGAACACCATCTGAATAGAGTCCATCAGCCGCACATATAGTTAGTGCCGCATCAGTAAACACCCTTGTTGCAGTAGTGAATGTTGGTGAGTCTATGTAGTATGTTCCGAATGCTGCCATTTTATTTTATTAAGGTGTACAGGTTGTATTTATAGTTTCAGTAGGCACAGTGGTTGAAGTGCTTATTACTTCAAAACATTTTGAGCCATGGTTAATTAAAGTGTAGTATGCTCCTATAACCAAAGTGGTAGGAGATATTGCTACATACTCTTCAGTAGCATCTGCACTGTTTCTCATTAGATACCAATTGAAAGTACATACACAACATACATCCGTTATTGAAGCGGCATCATAACATAAGCCATGCTCCACACTGTTACGATAGTCGTATATAACATACAATCTTTCATCAGTGCCTGCAGGCATTGTAAACTCTGCATAGTAATTATTAGGCGCTCCTGTAGTTACAAGAGGTAATGCTTGAGTAGACGCAGCAATTAATGCAGCAACATCTACAGGGTTATTGCTATATACTGTATTGGTTCGTAAGTATCTAAACTTATCGTTAGCTGTGTCAAAAGTAAAGTTATCAAACCCTAATCTTTGTGAAGTTAATCTAACTGTACTTCCGTTAGTAGGACATACACTATCCCCTTGCACTCCACTAAATGTATCGTACTGTGATATAAGTGGATTAGTTGTCCCGGCAACAAATGTTACTGCCGTAGAGTTGGTAGGAGAGATGTATGTTCCATCTACATAGCCAAACTCATTGTGAATCATTTGTGAATTATCTATATCAGATGTAACACACACTTGTATAACTGTCAATATAGTTGTTTGAGGACACTCTACAGTAAACCTCAACGTAGCATCTGAGCCTGTAGGTGTAATAACAAATGAAGCAGTGGTAACTGATGGTAAACTCTTACTAAAAGAAAGTGTTCCACTTCCACTAACAATACCTGTTGAGGTCGTTACTCCGTTATAAGTAACTGCAATAGTACCGCTATCCCCCACAGCAAATGCGTATGGTATATCTACTGTTCCTGTTACTGTTCCGAACTCTGCACAGAAAGAATACTCTCCTGTTGCAGGAACTGTGATGTTTTGTGTTATACCACACTCAATACACTCCTCAATCACAGGTAGTTTTATAGTATTAGATGATAACACATATTCATTCATGTATGGGTCAAACCCTCCTAGCTTTTGTGTGTCACCATAGTCTATAAATAAATCTCTAAACCAACCTCGCATACCTACTTCTGATAGCACGGTAAGCTGTTCACTTTGACCTGCGCTACCACGCAGTCTTAATACTGCACCACGTTTTGAGTCGGTAAAGAACTTATCATATCCAAACACTACAAAACTTTCAGGGTTATTGCTAATACCATATTGGTCTTGTCGTGCTACCTGCTGCCCCAATACTTGTGGTACTGAGGTTACTGTTCCTCCTCCTACAGCATCGGTTAAGATATTCTTACCTACAGTTACATAAGATATTCTATCTTCTTGTAATACAAGTAGGTCTGTTGCTCTTGCGTGTAATATTTCTATAGAACCAAACGAATCTTCTAATGGTAAGAAGTTTGCTAGTCCTAAATTAAATTCATTTAGTTTATTAACATTTGACTCGTCATTGTATACACCACTATATGTAATGTCAGCAAACCTATCTGCCTCTTTATAATCTTGAGCAGACACTGCGGTTGTTCTGTTACCTAAGTTAAATGATTGCCCGGATATCGAGTCTTCAATCTGATAACTCTCTACACCATTACCAAAAGATATACAATTAGAAAAGTTTAAGTTTACAATTGCAGGGTCTACTGCTGTTTGGTTTTGGTCTCCCGGTGCATTACCTGAGAAATGCTTACCACCCTTTATATCAAATGTTTGACTACCCTCATAAAATATATCAAGGTCGGGTTCGATAGGCATCGTCTCAAACACTGTAAGTTGGTCTGCTCTTTGCACTGTAATGTTTGCTGTAACACAAGATTTCCTAGTATTATTATTTAAACCTGCACAGGCTTGTGTACCACTTGAAATCTGTAAAAACAATTGGTTACTACCTGCACTTGTGTTTCTCCAAAATCTATAAGTATTTGTATCTGTTATAAAAGTTGGTTGAGTAGGATTAGTTGCTACAGCTACAGAGGATAATTGAATTTGATTAATAGTTGCTCCACTACTTAGTTGGGTTCCTGTATCAAGAACAGGTAAAACTTGTTGCTGCCAAAATAATTCAAAGTTAGTATAATCTACTGTAGCTATAAAACTTTTAACAAACTCATAGTCATAGTTGTCACAAGTTACTCCTAAAACATCGTATCCTATTTTTTCAAACTTTACATCAATGTCTATTCTACTTCCTTTAGGGATTGTATAGTCTACATACAATCCACTTGTTGCATCTAACTCATTACAAGTTCCATTTGACGTAGGAAAGTCTCCTGCGGTAAGCTCACAAGTTGCTCCTCCCGGAAAAGGTACTTTTAAAGCATTCGTATCATAGTTAGCAGCAAATCCTTTAGGTCTTAATTTAATATACACTCCTGATTGAGGAGGAACGAAAGGACCTGTACCTGCACCGCCTCCATCGTCAATAAATCCTCTTGGCTTTGATTCTTTTTCTAATACCATAGTATAAGTACATCCCCCAACAGCTCCCTCTGAATCTTTCTTAACTCTTAACTTGTCACCCTTCTCCACCTTAGCTGCATTGTCACCCTCTAATAAATACCAATAATAACCATCTACTGCATCAGGGTAAAAGAAATTACTAAATATATTAAAGTATGTTTCTCTATCTGACTTACAAACAAACTTATAATGGGCTGCCCAAGAAGGAGGCAGTTGTGTTGTAGGTATAGTTACCTGTATTTGATTTTTATTGACCGACTTAGCACATGGAACAAACACTGTATTATTTATACTTGTTAACGCTGTAGTAGCTCTACAGTATTTGTCAAGATATACTATGCCAATATCATAATCTCTATCGCTATGTAAACTTTCAGTATTAGAAAGAGAAGAGTAAGTTAAACTTGCTTGGGTTATTTTATAATATTCATAAGCAAATACAGCCGTCCCTACATATGCAACAGCAACAAGTTGCAATCCAACTACATTACTTGCAGCCGATGTATCTATTGCTATAGGTTGACCTGCCGTAGTTATACCACTTGCTGTTTTAGTATAAGACCCAAGAGTTGTAGGAACATTACAATTCTGAAAATCTGTTAATGTTGCTCCTGTACATGAGTTAGGAACAGTTTGTATATTGGTAATAGTTCCTATAGCATTTTGAAACGAAGTGCTTTGTGCCATATCAAAAACCGAATTGAAATCTTGAGGCAATGTATAGGTAAAACTAATAGTAGTTAACGGGGTAATAGGAGTAGGAGGCGTTGAAGTAAATTGACTATGAAGAAAAGTAATGACAAGATTAAAAGTTGTGCCTTCTGTAAGAGGCATTCCTGTAAAGTCTATACGTGCTTCACAATTAGTAATTGTTTGTGGCGCAACTGAAGCATCAATTTGATAATTAACTCCATTTGCTAAAGTAATTTGACCTGCAGGTAATTCATTAAAATCAATTTGACTAGATATTAAAGATGTATAATAATCTAATCTGACTGCGTTGTTATTTGAGTCAAGTAAATCATATCCATCAATATAGTTTCCATACATCAAACGGTTACCCATTACGCTTTGTGCTTTAGCAAAGCGAGGAACATTGTCATACAGTCTAAGTATTTCATAACTCGGCAGTATCGTATAGATTTTACTATTATCAAAATCTAAACTCCAAAACGATTGGTCAGGCACTCCTTGCTCTACTTTGTCTATTTTTTCAATAACTCGAATAGTAGTGGAATCTGCTTCTTTAAACAGTAGGTCAAAACCTTTTACCAAAGAGTCTCCTGTGTAAATTTGAATTTTAGCAAGGTTATATTTATTCGTCATCCCTGCGTTTAAATAATCTGAAGAGTCTATTTCAAATGGATTAGAAACAAACGCAATAGGACTGAAAGGAGATGTTGCACTGTATTCCCCGTTCTCATACTTATACCTATAAGCAAAACAAAGGAATTTATATTTCAAATAATTATTAGTGCTGCCATTATTACTTAATGTAACTATAGGAGCGTCTGTTGGAGGTGCTTTAATAACCAATATGTCATCTGCTAAAAATTGGTCTATGCCTGCCGCACCTGCAGGACTTGGAACAGGATAACTTTGTTTTATATTTATTCTTCGTGGTGGATTATAATCATCGGTAAAGAACAACAAGTCGTCCACCATGTCCACTCCTGTAATTAAATACTTTGAATTAAAGTTTAATCTTGTATCCGTAAAGCTTGCATCATTACTAATACTAATAATATGATATGTAACTAAAGATAAGGTAGTGTTATAAGAAAGTATTAAATCACACTTACCTGAAGTTGCTCCTGCAAACTGAGGGTCATGAACAAACCAATAAATAGTTTCTCTTGCTCCATCTTCAAATACTCCGATACATTTTGCAAACTCACTTAACTGCTGTCCGTTTACTTCAATCACTGTTAAGGGTATATTACCTTTAGTGTTTTCTACAGAACCTATCTCACTATTCTCGGTAGAACCAAGTCGCACATTCATTGCGTCCACATATTCTCCATTAGGCACAAGCCTCTCGTCAAGAGACTTATTCATTCTACCTCTAATAAAATTTCTTTTTAAGTTAGGCATCCTACTTTATCCATTTATCTCTTCCTCGTAGATTCATTAAGAGTCTACCCGGATGAATATTACTTATTCTAATCTTAGCGTTTCTTAATAGAGCTGACTTATTTTTTTGCGCTCTTCGTACAATGTACTCTTGTACACCAAGTTTACTGTTAAGTATTGCGTATTGAATGTATGCATAAATAAAATCTTCAAACAATTTGTTTACAGTAACTTTTGCGTCTGAGCCATTCTCCATACCATCTGAAACGTACTCCAATATACAAGTTTCTCCTGACATATCCGAACTAAAGTTTATAACACCACCTTTATTGTCTATCCTAAATGTAGGATTAAAGTTTGCGGTCTCCGTATTTAAACCATACCTAGCTCCAATGTTATACTCAAAATACCAATCACCATCACAACAATAACCCTCTCTATTATTAAAAGGACTTTGTTCATTAAGGTAAATGGTTTTTTTCTTTTTAGTTATTCTATCAAAATCAAGATTAGAGTATTGAGGAGAAAGTGCATTCCCATTTAAGTCGAATAAAATTCTGCAGTCATTGTCTTGAAGATATGCACTCGCTCCATTAATCTGAATGTTCTCTGTGAGAGGTCTTAACCATCCGTCCTTGTATAGGGATACCCTAACCCAATTAACGTAGTCTGAGGGCAGCACAAAGCGTAATGTGTCACATACCTCAAGCTCTAATGTTTTAATTTCTTTAAAGGCATCGTAATTTAATTCTTGTATCGCTCTCTTTGCGTGGAATAAAACTTTATATCTTTCTTCGTTGTTAACTAACTCATGGTTTCCATTATACATTAACATGAAGTTGTTAACCACATCTTCTAAACTAACGTATTGATAGGAACCCCAATTAGCATTTTCAGGAACTGCCCCTGAGTTTTCGTAATATGCGTACTGTGATATATATGCCATGGTTATCTACTTTCTTCTTGAATATTTTGTGTTTCTTCTGTTTTTGCAAATTGATAAGCCATTTGTTCTCTAATAGATATGCCTGCATACTCAAGTATCTTTGCTACCAAGTTTGGCTCATCTGACAAAGGTAATTCAAAATCTTGATAGTCAGCGGCTGTAGAATCAAATGAAGGTTCTCCTGCGCTCAAATTAATAAACGTCCACTTAGGGTCTTTGGGGTATCTAAAGTATTGACACTTCACTTCTCCATTCGCATCAATCGTAGTTGGATACGCAGTGATAACATCTCCCTCCAATGTATAAGCAGGAAATGTTTCATTAGGTGCAGTAAGCAAAGAATTGTTTAGCATAGTTATTTTACTATGCGTAACCTTCTCCATCTCTTTTAACTTTGTTCCGTTGTTAAATAAAACTTTATTAATAAGATAATAGTCACTACCTGTTGTTGCCGTAGTAGGAACAGTGAATGTATTTGTAGCAATGTGAGTTAAGTCTGCGGTAACAGAGAAGAACTCAATTACTTCAGCCAAGCTTTTCTTTAAGTCAGCTATACCTGTACCTGACTGTCTTGCATTTTCTTTGTTAACTTGAAAGTTGTAAGTATAAAAATAATCCTCATACAAATCAAGCTGTGCTTGTTTAGCATATAGATTAAAATCAGATGGGGATATGTATCCGTAGTTGTTCTTGTTTAATACAGCCAATACAGTTGTTCGAACAGAATTTATCATTGGTAATCTTTTTACAAAGATAAATAAAAAAAAAAGAGGATGCATTTTTTTACATCCTCTAATAATAAAGCTATGGTTTTAGTTATGCTATAGCAATACCACTTACTGCTTTAGTAGGTAGTACGGCAGTCACTACTTCTTGCCACATACTTTGATGTGCATTAACAACTGCATCTTGAATAACATCTCTCATCTCTTGACCACTTGCTTGAGTAGCGTGAGTAATTGTTATAACATCTTGTGCTGATGCTCCACCATATACAATAGTTACGGTAGTAGTTGAAGCCTGCTCAATAAGTTTAATGTTATCAGCAGATACTAATTGACTCCCTTGACTTGTTACAGGGATTGATAAAAACTTTGCCATTGGTAAAAAAATTAATGGGTTAATAATAATACAAAGATAACTAAAATAAATTAAGCATATACTATAGTGCTAATCTGAGCCTGCTGTGTTTCACCTTCTTCATCGTTTAGTAAAAAAGGTAGTGATTGTGGAAGCTGCAATACGGTAGTAGTAGCTGAAGAATTTATCAAATCCATAATATTAGATTGAATATATTCTCTTACATTTTTAGTTCCTGTTGCATCCCCTGCTACATTAAGGTTTAAAGTAAAACCTCTTCCATTGGATAACTCTACTTTTACACCAACATTTAAATCTAAAATAGTAATAATAACAAAATCATCTACTTTGAGGTTTACATATTGTGTGTTATTAGCTTCATATACTGATAAATACTTTGCCATTGTTTAAAAAATTTAATGGGTTAATAATACCACAAAGATAACTAAAATAAATTAGTCTTCTAAGTTTGACTCAAGCATCTTTAACGCTTCTATTCCCTCTTCAGATTTTAAGTATGAACCTACCACATAGTATGGGTCTTCACCAAAAGGAACTACAAGCATTCTCTTTTTATTAGATGGTGTATTAAAGTATACATCCTTCCGCTTGTTTCTAAAGGATAGCAATCCTTTTTCAAAGAAAACCTTTACTTGTGATGTATGAGTTAACTCAGGGTCACTTAGAACCTGCAGGAAATGATGAGGCTCTCTTTTTGCATAAACAAGGATATCTCTTTTTAATTCTGCTGTTGAAACTTTATCAGGGTCAGTGCCAAATAATACACGTGACACCATTTCTAATTGTGAAATAGATAACTGTCGTGCTTGTATTAATGCATCAACCTCTACGTTTAAATCTTCAACCTCATCTTTTGCATCTTTCTCATCATCTACTTCCTCAAATACAATATCTCTTTGTGGATGTAAATATAAAAACTCCTGCAATACAGGATTAGTTGATGGCACTGTTAAGAAACCATCCTCAAATACTATTGGTTCAAGTATTACATTTCCATCCTGCTCATCCTCGAAAGGAGTTTTTTGATTAGCAGCATAACGCAATGCTCTATTGGTGTTAGTTTTTGGGTCGAAGTAAAGTAAGGCTGAACGTCTTGTGTGTCGTGTTGGCAGCATATAACATAAAGGAGCTGCATCCCTTTTTAATTTGTAATATTTAGTTACAAGGGTACTTTGTTTTTTCATTTGATTTGATTTAAAATTTAAAAAAAAAGGGAGGGGGTTAACCCTCCCTAATAATTATTCTTAGTCTTTAAAAATAAAGAAGTTGTTCGCTCCAAGAGTACAAACTGCTCTCTCAGATAGGAAGTTAACTTCCATCGCATCTAAGTCAGAAGTTCTTGCACCTCCGGCTGAACCTGTAATCCAAGTTTTGTATCGTCTGTCTTCTGTTTCAGAAGCTCTGTAACGTACGTGTAAGAAAGGACGCTTTGCGTTCTTACCAAGGATTTGGTCATATACAGATGTTGAACCTGCAGGAACCATAAGTCCATTGATTCCTACACCTGCACCGTTAATACCACCTCTCATTGTTGGGTCATTTAAGTATTTCCAATCTGTCTTGTAGAAGTCATATCCTCTTCTGAATCCTGAGAATCCTAAGTTAAGAGCCATCTCTTCATCGTTGTCAAATAGTCCGTAAGACGTACCACCTGCACCATAAGAGTTTTGAGCTGCTAACATATCATCTACATCAAATCCAAACTGACGATTCAAGAAGATAACATTCTCTTCGATTGCACCTTGCTTGTCTAATCTTTGGATAACTGCATCGAAATCACCTAGGACTTGTGGATTACCACCACCCCAAACATTTCCTCTGTTCTCTACAACGTGGAAGATACCTTCTGAACCTGTAGTTGCTGTACCCAATAAAGCTGAACCTGCTCCTGCAGGAACTGCCTCAAGCATAGCTGTTTCTAAGTAATCCTCAAAACGGAGTCTTGTCTCATGCTCAGACTTTAAATACCAAAGGTATCCTGTTGCACCATTTTCAGTTGATACTTCAACCCATCCGATTTGTGCCATATCAGAACCTGATACTGCATACTTATCCTTGATGATGATTGGTTTGTTGTCAAAGAATACATCTTCAGCCTCAAGGCTTCCAACCATTCCATTTGTTCCTTTTCCAAATTCAGAACCATATACAAATAATGTAATACCGCCTGTTAATGCTGCCCATGGCTGCCCACCTGCTTCATAGTAAGTAATCTCAACCTCACCTGCACCTGTACCACCTGTGTTAATAACACGTGTAATTAATCCTTTAATAGAGGTGTTTGTTGCGGGGTCAACAAGCATTACAGTTTGACCTGCACGTAATGCGATTCCGGTTACATTAGCATCATTAACTATGTAGGTATTCAATGTTGCTCCTGCTACTCCCGCACCTGCTACCATGTCTGTATACTTAGTGTGTAATCTTCCTTGCTCTGCCCATTTGATAAGGTCTGAGTTTGATGGCATCTCTGCTCCTACTAAACGTAAGAAAGATGCTACTGTTCTGTTACCATATCTTTCAAATTCCTTCTCATAAGTATCAGGTAGATACTGATTTAAGAAATCAAAGTTGGTAATATAATTGGACGCTAATGCGACCTGTTCTGCTGAGGGTTGTAAATCAAACCCCGGAGTTGCTAATACTGCCATTTTTTTTAATTTTTAATTTTTAAATTTTCTTTATACTTCTAATTTTAAGCCCACGACCTGAGTCGTTGTTAACGGCTCTAATTTTCATTCCCCCTTTAGTCACAGTCTCAGGCGCTCTGCGTGTTGTCATATTGACATTCTTTTGTTTACGCATAACATTATCAACCGCTTCTGATTTACCTTGCTCATAAAAGAACTTGGCAAACTTTTCAGGGTTCATTGCAATAGCTAAAGACCTATGATAACCTTGCGCATCATTTAAAAGACCTTTGTCATCCAAGAACTTAGAATAAAAATTCATAGGACTTGAGTGAGCCTTTCTTAATTCCTCGCGGTCACCGGGAGTAAATTGAAAACTTTTGTCATTAATATTAAACTCAAAACCTTTGAACTCATTGTTAAAAACATCATTTGTTTTCTTGGTAAACCATTCTGATTTACGCTTACTCTCCTCTTCATATGTTTTAGCATCTGCTAAATATTGCTTATACTCATCAAGCTGTGCTTGTGCTTCGGGAGACACCCCAACCGTACTTGACTCAAGAGGCTGTTTATATGTTTCCTGCTGCTCAGTAAAAAACTTTCGAGCTTTAGCAATTTCTTTTTTCTTTGCTAGCTTTTGTTTTCTAATAAACTTTTCTTCATCAATGTCTTCATCGTAAGAAAAATCTTCTATCATATCTTTTACATCCTCACGGTCTACTCCGTCTTCCGTAGTAAGATAATACTCAGCTAACAAATTGTCGTCTTCCATAGAATCAAAGTCACGTTGTAACTTTATATAATCATCCATATTACGACCTGTATCTTTTTTATACTTAAAGTAAGCAGCTACATCTTCAGGTAATTCTTCAGATGATTCACGCTCTGCCATCAACTCATCAAATGAATTGATTTCCTTTCCGTATCTTTTTCCAATATATGAAAGAACTTCTTCATCCGTTAAGGATGTTTCTTCTGTGGCTTCTTCTGTTGAATCTGCCTGTGGAGTTTCCTCCACTACTGTTACTTCTTCTTTGTCTTTGGCATCTTCAAACTGTTCTTCATGTTTTTCAAGTAATTCTTTTTCTACTTCTTGAACACTTTTACTTTCTACGTTGTCTAATGCTTTTACTTTTATTTCCATTTAATTTAATTTTGTTACAAAGTTACACAAAAAATACTACAATTTTTTAGCTACCTTGGATTGAACTCTGCAAAGTCAAATCCATCTAAACTATCTTCGTTAGATTCAAAATTCTGAGGTGGTAGATTATTTTGTCTTTGATTGATTAATTTTGATTGTTGATTATTCTGTTGAGTTATTCTTTCCGACTTCGCTTTTTCTCTTTGAGTCTCTCTTTCCTGTAATGCATTTTCACTTACATCACGAAGACCCATATTATAATTAAACTCTTCAGCCATAAGCTCACGCTTTAAAGCTGCTTCGGCTTGCATCTTTTCTATTTCAAAAGAAATCTTAGCTTGCTCTATTTGAATTTTAGATTGCGTATCTAACTGTATCTTTTGTATCTCAGCTTGGTCTTTTAATTGTTGAGCTTGTTGTTGAGCCTGCTGTTGCATAGCTTGTTGCTGCATAGCCATTTGTTGTTCTTTCTCTGCCTTTTGTTCTCTCTTTACTTTTAATAGTTGAGTAGCAAGCTTAATGTTTTTAATCTCCCTAATGTCAATAGCATCTTCAAGATTAATATCATTCTTTGATAAAGCCATCTGAATGTTTTGTTCAAGTAAAGCTTTTTGTTCTTCATCAGGACTCACCTCTATAAAAATACCAAAGTCATATATATACAACTCTTTTATCTCATCAAGAATAGATACATTGAACTTTCCTATTTGATTAACAAATTCTTCAGCAAAATCCGAATACTCTAAAATATCTGCAACCCTATACGTCAAAGCTTCTCCTAAACTACGAACAAGGAATAAACTTCCATCAAGTATATGTCGCGTAGCTGTATTACTATTTAGTGCTGCAAGCTTTTGTAAGCCAACTAAAGAGTCAGGGTTAGGAGTAGAAGCATCTCTTGCTTCATTTAACCCTGTTACATCCCTAATCATACTTAAATAGTAATTATAGTTTTGAATTAACATTTGCATTTTGTTTGCTCCTGAAGAAGAATTTAACTCTCTAATAGGAACCCTTGCTTGATTAAAGTCTCCATCTTGTGTATAACTTCTACCAATCACACTACCCGTTTGGAAGTATAACCTTAATGCATCTTCAGGATTATAAGCTTGACCTGTCCCTAAGTCTACTTCATTCAGTCCATCAGCATCTATGAACACACCATCAGGGACTACTCGTGATAATACCTGTTGCAGTTTTAAATGAGTCATTTGAATTAAATCGGCAAATGGAATCATTCGTCTTACTAAAGATTCAATGTTACCTTTGTACATTCGAGGTGCTACGGCAATATAATTAGGCAGTGCATGTTGAGTGGCAGATTGAGGACGAACCATATTCTCAGCAAGTTCCCACTTTAATATAATGTTAGTTCCCATGACCATGATACCATCATACCACACATCAATAGTTTTCTCTAACTTTTCAAAGTTACCTTCTTCCATCATCTCTTCCGGTGGATTAAAGGTGTCGTCTTTTTCAATTACTCTACTACCTCCTCCTTCTAATATCTTTTTCTTATACACCATCTTTTGTGTAGTCTTATAATTAAAATATAAAAGAGTACAGGTGTCTCTATAAAACAAACTATTCTCATAGAACTGAGCTACATTATAATAGTTGTACCAATTCTGACTAGACTGACTTATAACTTCTAAATCTTCTTTAGTAAGGTTAGGGTCTATCTTCATTAACTCTGTAATGGGAATAGTTTTTATTTCTCCCCAATAGAAACAATCTTTAAAGTGAGGGTCTTCCGTATAACTATATACCACATTTGCAGGGTCTACATATTTTATTTTAACTCCATCACCGGGAAGGAACTCATGCTTTGTCATTCCTATACCCAATACCATTAAATCATAATCACATCTTTTTCTTAAATCCTCATAATGATTTGCTTCTAACAAAGTATTAATAGCTTCTTCTTCTGCTATCTCAATAGCAGGTTTATAATTAAGTTGCATGTATAAAGAAAGTTCTTCATCAGTTCTAGGAAGCTCATCGGGATTAACAGTAAAAGGATTGATTCCAAAGTTACCTTGTATGTTTTCTAATATAGGTTTTGCTATCATCTGAGAACGTATAATGTTTTTATACTTACTTCTCTTTCCTTGAGACAAAGCATCTTGTGCATAAGCTTTAACCTCAAACAACCTATCCGACATCCCGTTTACTACAATATCTACAAACTTAGGAATTATAGGAACAGGAGTCCAATCAAGATTAAGATAAGATAAATCACCATCAATGGCTAATTCATTTTTATATTTACCTATAGGTTGTTCTCCCCTTGCATATAAACGCAATCTATTAAAGTTAGCAAACTGATTATAAAATCTACATTGGTTTCCATCTTTTCTGAACCACTCGTATTGAATAGCTTGTCCAATTTGCAATCCATATTCGACTGTTGCTTTTTCAGCATCCGATACAAATTGATTTGGAAAGCCCACATCATTTATATTTATCTTAACTTCTTTCATCATTTAATTAATTCACTGTAAATTCCTTTGTTCCTATACCTTGCAAAGTTAATGCTTATTTTTGACTCTACTTTTTGAGGCTGATATAAGTGCTTCTGTATAGCCATAATAGCTAGTCCTGAACTTATAGTCGCATCATATCGAGTTCTATTATTAATATCAAACTTTGCCCAATCTTCTAGTGTTCTTGTAAACAACATTGAACCCATTTCATCACTGTTTCTATAGGTTCCTTCTATATCCAATCCTACGTATTTTTCTATATAAGACTCAACGGCAGACGCATGAGATTGTTTTACATCTTCAGAACTATTAGGTATACCACCTAGTTCTCTTTCAGTCTTAGATAGTTTGTTGTATACTTTGTCAGGTCTATTCATGGAGAATCCTCTGTATCCTCTATTTTTAAAATGATATAATAGTCTTGGCTTATTGTTCTCTGCAAGTATCGGCATTCCATAAAACACACAAGCCATTAATACTTCTTCAAAAAATATCTCAGCCGTTTGAGGTCTTGCTATATACTGCAAGAAAAATTCATTACTTGGAGCGTTGTCCATATTAAATTTAGTTACACCATGTAATGCACCATTAGACCCACCACCACCAACTACTCCTGATATATCATAGGAGTCACATCCAAAAGCACCTAAGTGTTCATTGCCCGGATATTTTATCCCATTCTTTATAATGACTCTATTTTGCAAACCCTTTTCAGGAGTCCAACTAACAAGGAACCGTCCTCTCTTGTCAGGACTAAATACAACTTTAGTGTCTTTCTCTCCATTTAACCACCTAAATGAACCGCGTGTTAAATGATGGTCAGTTATCAACGCGTCATTATAATCTATCTGTTGATATATCTTTGTTAGATTAAATAAAGAGGCTTTGCTCTCATCTCTAAATGCGTGTGACTCTGTGCGTGGAAACTGTCTATAAAATTCATTCAATGCATCGGGGTCACTTTTCAATGACTGCACTTCATTCTCCCAATAGTCTATAGCGCCAAACTCAATCATCTCATCATCCACTCCTCTTACTTCTTTGCTTGGTGTTCTAAATACAGGGAAGCCATATCTATCTATAAATCCTTCCATATTCCACTCCATAGGAATAAACAAAGAATACATACCACTCTTTGTCATACCATTGGAGTTTCTTTTCATTACATTAGAACTTTCATATAACTTCTTAAAGTTACTACCACCTTTGTTTAATGCGTTAGATGTAGAACCCATCATACACTTACCAATTATCTTACTACCCAAACGCAAACAAGTTTTAGTTACCCTCCAATTGTTTAGTATATCATTTGGCTTTAACCACTTACCACTCTCATCGTGTACAAGTAATAATAACTTCTCACCATCATAAGAGTTGTCATCTGTGTTCTTCCAATCAATAGTGGTATCTAATCCCTCCATCTCATCTTCTCCTATCTCATGCATATTCTTTTTAGTAATCTTAGATGCAGGCACACGATAAGCCAACTCAGTCTTTGGTCTGTCCATACCATCTTGAATAGGCTTGAAAAAAAATGGTAAGTGTTGAGATATAGGAACCACCTTATCAGTAAACATTTTTTTTGCATCTGAACCTGTCTTAGATAATATACCTACCCTTGAGTCTCTTGCAATCGTTGCCGTATTTACCGCTTCTGCTGAACCCATAAATGAAAACCCTGAACGTCTTATCTTTAGATACACCATACCAAAACATCTCTTATCGGCTTTACACGCTTCCCAATATATAAAGAATATACGATTAGCTTCTCGGTAATCCGGATACCCTACATCAATCTTAGTCCACTGTAAATACATATAATGCGCTCCCGTAATATAAGTAGGTTTATTGTTGTTTATAAACCAATGCCCTTCCTCTCTGCTATCAAATTCTTCTTCAATATAGTCTACCCACTTGTCTTTAAACTCACGTGGCATTTCATTCCATTGAAAGATACTGTTTACTCTATCCAACTCTTTAGGATATTCTTTGCGCACCCAATAATCTTCTTCTGTTTTTATATTGTGCGGTGCTTGAGGTAACGCAATATACAAACCGCTAATACACACAACATCACCAATAGTCCCATCTTTAGATATAACAACAACATCATGTTCTTTATTATATCCATACTCCCATGACTTTCTCTTATTGTTTTTTTTAATATGAGATTCTGAGATGTAGTCTTTTGCTACGGTGTATAAACTATTTTGACCTTCGTTCTGCAAATCCTTGTTTTGTATCTGTTCGTGTTGTTCCTTTACTCTCGTATTCTAATCTTTCTTTTTCTTCATCTATACGTTTTAATATATCAAACGCATCTATGATGGCTAACTTCTTTGTAGCTGCTGCATTCTTTAATCTGTCTGCCGCAAGCTCATCTTCAGGGTCAGGTTTTATTATTTCTTCTTGAGCAACCTTTATTAATTCTTTAACTGCTTTTTTTCCTGCCTCTATTATTTTTAGTTTTAGTTGATTTGATTCCATTGTTCTCGTTTAATATTTTTTGTATCTGTCTTATAAAAGAATTTCTTTCTTCAAGACGTATCATTGCAATCTCTTTAATGTATGACTCTCTTTCCTCATGCCATGTTTCTCTTTCTCTTGTAGACCTTTCAGATATCTCTTCAATCTTTCTGAGTAACCAACGCTCACGAGTAATGGCATACAGAACCCATATACCTAATACTCCATACTGTGTTAATATCTCAAACGTATCCATTACATTATAAATGTTATATTGTTAGTAAACATTCTATATAATATTTCATCATCCACCCTAAACTCATATTCACTTTCAGGTTGGAATGAAACCTCATCTCCTTCTTTTACTCCGAACACCTCAAGCTCTTTGTTAATATACTTAACTGTGCCTGTCAAGGGTTCGTATCTTCCTGTCTTCTTTAAAAAAGAATCTTTAACAGGAACAGGTTTTATAAAACAATTCCTACCATGAGCGTTCCACTTCCCATTTTTTTTGTACATATAAAACTGTTCGTCTTCAATAAAGAACAAATCATCTTTAAAAAAACTTCTACCACTCTGTCTTCTACCTTTCATGTCGTTATAAAACTTAAAGACATTGTGGTGAACAAGTAAAATATCTCCCGGCTCTATATCTCCTTTATAGTTTAAAGGTACAGATATTACCTCAGCTTCTCTATTGGATGCTGTAAAATCTTCTTCAGAAGTGCTAGTTATAAACTCTAACCCTCCTACATCTTTGGTATTATTATACCTTCTTCCATTCACAGGTTTAACTATGAATCTATCAGGTGATTGCATTTAATTTTATTTAATTAATAACACTGTAGTAGTAGCACCACTAATTAGTCCTACTCCAAACCAAAATAATTTTCGGTCATAAAATTTCTTATGGTCTTTTACAACTACATTCGATAATCCTAATGTGCTTACATAGGGATTGTCATAGTCTACCATTACTACAGGCTTTGGTTTTTTAAAAAGTCCCTGCGACTGTAGTCCAATATTTACATTCATTGTATTAAACAACTTCATGCTGTCTACTACCACTCCATCTTCTTCTACTCTTCCTCCAATAGAATAATACTTGTCAAGAAGACTAAACTTTTTAGGAACAGTAATAGAACTTAGATGTGTAGTGGTATCCATATACACTGTATCGTACTTCATTACAATACTATCTTTTACATATGGAACAAAAATACTATCAAGCCTTGTTACTGTTTTTACTTTTACATGGCTTTGTAGTTTCTTTAAACGAAGAAAGGCTGCCAACCCTTGGTCGATAGCCTGTTCTTGGGTAAGTATTAATTGCTTTTGTTGAGCTATTAACTTGCCGTTCTCGGTTTTAATTATCTCGAACTTCTGTCCTTCAGTAGTTAATTGTTTAACTTGACTTTTAAAATGTTTAAGTTTCTTATAATTACTCCATGCTGAACAACCACTAATACAAAGTAATAAAGCTAGTAAAGCTATTATAATGTTTCGCATTGTTAATATATCATCCTTATCCTTTGTCATCTTTAGGTAACGCAATTAAGGAATCCTTGGAACGTAAGAACAATAAAGATACTGCCAACCATCCACTCATGTCAGTGCTGTCCGCTTTACCTGTATAAATCATTACTAGGCAAAAAGCCATAATTAAAAGCCCTACTATTGTAGTGACGTAGTTTGATACTAATCTGTTTTTCATAATTAAAAGTTTATGTTATACTCTATTGAAATAGGAATAGGAGAAGTAAACTCTTTCCATAAAACTACTTCATTGGATTTTATAATCCAAATCTTAAATGATTTTTTTATCTCATCAAATTGGATAAGATGTATTTTGTAATTTCCGTTTAAAACCTCTTGACCTACCAAGTAGTGCATCGCTCCGGATTTGTAGTCAGGTCCAATGGAAATTTTTCTAATATCCATTACTGTCTCACCATTAGTATACCCGCTACGTTTAATGGCGCTGCTGCTGTTCCATCAGTCTGATAAACATCTCCTGCTGATAAACCTCCTGCTACTGCTGCTGCATTGTCGGCAAATGAATTAAGGTTGGGAAGTCTTAAAGCATTAGCTCCACTTCCTTTAAGGTAATCTGCCTCTACATAATCAGTGGCTATATATCTCTGAGCCTGTGATTGTGTGCTAATGGTAATATTGGTACATGATATATCTCCGGTAAGAGTAATGTTATTGGTCGCTGTATTTCCTGTAGTAAGAACGGATGATAATGTTGGGTCAGCTACAGTTTCCCACGCTAAGGCGTTTGCTCCGGACTTACGAAGATATTGTCCTGCTGTTCCATTTAGAGTTGCATTATCTTGAATGTCGGTAGCTACTAAGGTAGGTGTAGTAACTGTGACCGTTCCTGTTAAGCCTGCTCCTGAAATGTCACCACTCGCTATAATAGCTCCCGTTAAATTAATCTGCCCGGTAAGGTTTATGTTATTAGTGGCAGTGTTCCCCGCTGCTAATACCTCAGCTAAAGTGTTAGCAGGAACAGTAGGTGTTCCCCACTCAAGTGCATTAGCTGCACTCTTTACAAGAGATTGTCCCGCAGTTCCGGTGTTACCTGCTCCATCTTGAATGTCAGTTACATTTAATAATGCACCTTGAAAATAAGAACTTGCTTGAAATCCTGTAGCACTAACTGTACCTGTGTTAGCAATTATATTTCCTGACATAACAATGCTTCCAACTCCGGGAGTTCCTCCGTTTGTTAAAGTTATATTACCTGTAAGGTTTATATCGTTTGTCGCAGTATTACCTGCAGTTAATACTTCTGATAGTGTATCAGCAGGTGCTAATGCAACTATTGAACTAATGGTAAATGTTTTGGTTGCGTTGCTATCATTAATATCTGTACCTATGAGTAAGTCTCCATCTGCAGGTGCAGTGGTAGGATAGGCAGTAGTGTTACTTATCTTTGACATATTATTTCTTTTCTGTCACCTCTCCTGTTTGTAAGTTAATAACAGAATCAGCTCCGTATTTACTAATTAATTTCTTTTCCTCAACAGCAAAGGTCTGTCTAAGTTTATCCATTTCCTGTAACATTCCATGGCGCTTTAGTTCTAACTCTCCTAGAGCCAACTTTGCTTGAGTGAACGAATTGTTTAATTCTTGAACTCGTCCTAGTTCTTCTTTAGTTAATTTCATTGTATTAGATTTTATACAAAGATAACTAAATAAAATTATAGTAAATCACTTTCTAAGAGAAGGGTATAGGTAAAGCTATTACCGTAAAGATTTGATGAGGTATTACAAAGAGTCATGAACTCCTTGAAATCGTGTATGTTTTGAAACACCTGACAACCTGCACTGTATTTGTCTACTGTATCTCTGTCATGATATGGATGAGAGCGATGAATGTTTATACCAAACATCCCCCATTCTTTTGTTACATCATCAAAGTCAAGGATTTGGTCTTTGTTATCATCTCGATAAACCTCCACCTCACCAAGCCTCTGACACAAGGCTTCGTATCTTGTGCTACCATGCCCATCAATTTTATATGTGCTTCGATACTGATTAGGAACAAGTAGTGCTGTTCCTTTTTTATTCATTGGATGTTCTAGCCAATACAATCCTGCATCTGTAGTTATAGGATATTCTTTTATAACCCACTTGTCATACTTCTTGTATATAACAAGCATAGTATCGTCAAAGCTGTTAGCTACTTTAATAGGACTTCGTACTCCTATTATATTTAAGTTATAGTTTCCTTTGGTAAAGAATGCATATTTCTTTTCCGCAAATACTTGTTGTATTTTTGTTAAAGCAATTTCGTCTATTAGATTCATATTTTATTTTAGTTGGTAAAGTCTTTCTTCCATTTTGTCAAGTCGAGATTTTATTTCAGTTATCTCATCTTTAATGTATTGCATATCCGCATTCATTTTTAGAACAGCTTCTCTTACAACTTTATCATTTTTACTTTTAGGAAGTTCTTTTGCCTCTTCAATTTGTCCATTAAGGTGAAACCATATTCCTGTTACTGCTGCTACTGTTGTTATAAGTGAAATAAGATTCGCAGGAGTAAAAGTTATTTTAGTTTTTTCTGATAGATTCATGACATAAAAAATTGTCTATTAATTGATTATCACAAATATACAAAATTTTAAGGAACGTGCTGATATCATTCTTCTATTGGGTCAGGTAATGACCATGTGCTTGTAGCCATTAGTTCTAAACATTCCTCATGAGTGTACAAGCCATCAGGTATAACTGTGCCATCCGCAATAAAGGTAGGCTCAACATCCCACTTAATAACAAACTGTGTGGGTGGAGTTAATATATTTTTTCTTATTGTGTCCTCTGATGTTTCTCCTATCTGTGAGAAATCAATCTTTGATAAGTCATTTAAACTTATTGTTGCGTATGTTTGAAATATTCCTTTTACTTGCATAATATTTTTTTAAGGAACATCTGTTGTATATGTTGTCCCGTTTAACAATGTGGCACTTGCTGAACCAATAGCATCACTAAGGGCTGTGCCTGCCCCTCCATTATTATCTCCCATTCTCCACCAATTTGATGGGGGAGTAGAGAAAGTTGATAGGTCAGTAGGAGTGCCTCCGTTGTATAAAGCAGTTGCATCTGAAGAAGTTAATGCAGTTCCTGCCCATATAGCAAGTTCATCCATTTTACCGTTGTATGGATTATAACCTCCTGTAGCTTCTTCTCCTATATAAAATTTGTCTGTTGCTGTGTAAAAGTTAGTTAGTGTTCCCATTGCACTTAAGGTAGTTCTATCTACTCCATTAATATATACCTTACCTTCATTTCCTGCACTTAAAGCTAAATCAACAGTAACAAGTATATGATTCCAACTTCCATAAGTTATTTGAGTTATATCTCCTAGTACTCGTTGAACATTAAAAGATTGTACATATAATTGTACGCTGTTTCCCTCAAAAAGTACTAAGCCAAATTGCCCGTGATTTGATGTAGCGTTTCTTGGATTATGAAATAAATATTCAAGATTTGGCGCACCACTTATAGGTTTTACCCAAACTGAAAAACTTGCTTTTGTTCCACCATCTAACGCACTATATATAGCATTGGTTTCTATATAATCATCGACTCCATCAAACTCAGCACTGTATAAGTTTGTGAAGGGTGTGCCTCCACCACCTACATTTGGACAGCCACCTGTGATAGCGTTCCCTATCATGTTAGCTAGTCCATGTCCTACCATAAGGCAACTATATCCGTTGCAGTTGTACTACTAGCATTAACTCTAAGTGTTTGCACAGGAACAAACTGCCCTGTTACTAATCCTTTAAAGATGATGGTTTTATCTCCACCTGCAGTTTCTAAATTTACATCTCCACCTACTCCAATGTATAATACACACCCGGTACTTGGCATACTAGACTGAGAGTATAAATCATAATTTGATGCATTGGGTATTGCTGTTGTTACATCTAACTGAGTAGCACTGTCTATCTTTACTACTCTTGATGCAACACTAGTAGATACATCATATATAATATCACCTGTTTTAACACCTAATGCAATGAAGTCTACATTGGTATCTATTAACTTATTAGCTGCTGCTGAGGTTGTTGTAGAACGAACCATAAATGAAGCAGGATTAGGTATATCCACTTCATCACTTGGTATTACTGCTAAAGCCCTTCCGGCTTGTAATTTTTGGTATGCCATTGTTTATTTCTTATAAGGTATTATTCTATTTAAGGTATCACGCCTTTTACCACAACCACAGTCTTCAATACCGGCAGCCTTAGTTACTTTCTCGACAACTTTCTTTATACCCGTCTTAGTAGTAAACTTCTCTACTGAATCTCCGAAACCTCTTGACTTGTTCTTGTGCATGGTTATTTTCTTTTACATCCAAAGTTGTTAGCAAAGTTTGCCATCTTAACAACAGAGCCTTTATACTTGTCTTTGTTTTTTAAAACAGAAGATGCAGCACTGCATACAGATTTGCCGGGCATATTTTTTTCTGCCCACTTGGTGAACTTACCTTCGTTAGCTTCTTTAATTGCAGGAAATTTAGTTCTACCTTTCTTAGCCATTACTTCTTGATTAAACCTGATAAATGTTTCTTTACATAGTTAACACACTCAGGATGAGAATGACGATAAGACATTCCTTTGTCTGCTCCATAAGAGTGACCGTACATTTTTTTAGACATAGCTTTACTTTCGTCTCTTCTGTCTTTCATTGATTGCTTGTGAGCACCTTTGTGTCTTCCACCTATTGACTCATCAAGTCTTGCATTGTAACCTTGTTTTTTCATAATACTAGTATTTAATTTCCATGCCGTAGCCGGGGTTGTTTTTTATTTTGCCTCCCATGTTTTTAGCAAACTCTGACGCTTGTGCTTTACCTACTGCATTGTAAGCAAACTTTTTAGTTTTTTTCTTTCCTGTATCAGGACATTTGTATGTGACTGTTGGCATAATAATTTGTTTTTGTTTCAACAAAGATAATGATAAAATTTTAATCTTATTAAATTCCTGTGTTCAGCCATTGAAGCTTTTTAATATTGGTGCCTGCATTACGAGCAGAGGAACTAGAAGCACGTCGTTTCTTGGAAGCGATTTGTTTTTCTTTAGCTAACTGTTGGAACTCTAACATTCTTTTTTTCTTAGCTTTCTTTTTCTCTTCTTGCGACTTGCGCTTTGAAGTCTTTAGCTTATCTCTTTTCTCCTTTGCCATCTTAGTTCTAAGGGCAAGGTCTTTGAGATATTTTTCATAAGCCTTCTTTTTCTTAGCTCGTTCCTCTTTGTTTCTTATAGCCATGACTTATCCTTTCTTGATTTTATCATAAATAGCTTTCCCCTTCTTGTCTAAATCTCTACGTCTCACAGGAGCTTCATGCTGTTCTCTTAGAAACTTACGATGTTCTCTTCTAGCTTTTCTTTTTGCCTTTCTCGCTTTTCTCTTTTCTTTATCAAAGATTGAAGGTGCTAAAGGGGTAGATAAATTTCTTTTTATTGCCATGATTGTGTATCTTTGTTTTACAAATTTAATCAAATTTATTTTAATGCCTCAAGATGACTACCTCAAGTATTGGCGAGTAATAAGATACTATACTCTACAGAAATATGGACTCAAGACTGCTGAACTTGAGATGCTACTCTTCTTACGCTCTGAGAAATATTTTACTAAACAAAAGTTTAAAGAATTTGACGAACTACTCCCATGGAGAGATAGAAGGTTTGATGAACTACTTCGTGATGGATGGATTGAAGTGTTTGTTAAAAAAAAGAATCACACACATAAAGCTATTTATAAACTATCACGTAGGTCACAACGGATGATGACTAATATGTATAAGCAACTTAGTGGGGAAGAACTATCCGAAGAACCTTATGTCAATCCTATCTTTCAAAAGAATGTTAAGTATACCGACAAGATATATCGCAACATGATTAAGAAGATGAATAAGATTACAAGACAACAACAACGTCCCTCTCAAGAATAACCGTAACAGGCTTGTCCTCAACTAACATGGTATACCCTGCTCGCTTGTCATAGTATATCACATCACCCTCATGTATATCCTTTACCTCAGTACCCGGTTTTATAACCTGCGCTTTCCTATACCTGAATCCCTCAACATCTTCTGCAGACAATAACAAACCCGATGAGGTCTTTACCTCTTCCTCAATCTTATCAACTAGAATATATTTATTTATCGGTCTCATAACTTCTCGCCATTGTTACTATTGCATTTGTACTTAGTATCGTTGTCGCTACTGACATCGCATTGATGAGTGCGTTCTTGGTTACCTTAGCCGGGTCAACTATCCCCATCTTTATCAGGTCACCCTTCTTCTCTCCCTTCACATCATACCCATGGTTGTGTGGTGGTGTCTCTTTGTATATCTTGTCAAAGTCTTTCCCCGCATTCGCAAGTATCTGTCTTGCAGGTGCGGTAAGTATCTTCTGCATTATCATGTTTGATATGTCAATGTTCTTGTCTCCATGTCCCATCGTATCAAAAGTGTTTGCATATTTCATTAACGCAACACCTGCTCCGGGAAGTATCCCCTCCTCACGTGCAGAACGTACAGCACATACTGCGTCGTCTACTCTATCCAACAACTCCTTCTGCTGTATGTCAGTATCTCCTCCAACATAGATAACACCTATGCCGCCCGTCAGGGTGGCAATTCGCGATTTTATAAACTCTTTATCTACCTTTGTCTTGGCTAACTTCTCAGCATCCCATAGCTCGCTCACTCGTTTACCTATCACCTCACTTGTCTCAATGTCATCTTTAATAATAACTGATGACTGTCTACCCACTATTACTTTAGCTGCATGACCCAAGTCATTGAAACTCATTAAGCTCAAGTCATCACCTGTCTTCTCACTGTAGTATGTCGCACCTACTGCTATTGCAATGTCACTCATCAACTCATGTTGCTTGTACCCAAAGTTCGGTGGTTGGATAACACACACCTGTAAGGTATTCCTCATCACGTTAGCAGCAAATGTGTTTAACACCTTCTGTGTGCAAGGAGCAATTATTAGTAAACGCTTACTTGAGTTAGGGTCTAAGAACGGCATTAGTATCTTCTCAATCTGAAGAGCATTACTTATCTCAACATCACATACCAACACATGCACATCCTCAAATATACACTCGTCCTTCTTCTGATTATTAACAAACATCTCAGAGCTATAACCCCTATCTACCTTTATACCATTCGTACTCTCGTAGTAGGTCTCCGAACTCTGTGACCTCTCCACTGTAACAATCCCATCTTCACCAACCTTTTCGTATGTCTCTGCTATAAGCTCTCCTATATTCTCATCATTGTTCGCTGACAAGGTAGCTACATTCTTTAACTGTTTCGCAGTTAATTTCTGTGCGTCTCCATCCAATGCCTCTACCACAATGTCCTTTGCAAAGTTCAATGCCCTTAACACCTCTGTCCTATTATGCTCTTCTCCTATCATCTCATAACCCGCCTCGACTATCGCCTCCGTTAATACTATCGCTGTTGTCGTTCCATCTCCTGCTAAGTTCGCAGTCTTATCCGCTGCCTCCTTCATCATTCGCACTGCGAGATTCTCCACCGGGTCTATTAGGTCAAT